AAAATTCAATATGTATCAACAAAATTCAATATGTACCAACAAAATTCAATATGTACCAACAAAATTCAATATGTATCAACAAAATTCAATATGTACCAACAAAATTCAATAGATAAGCGTTTTAAAACAGTGTTCTGTAGATCATTTCCACAAAATTCAATATGATAAGGGTTTAAAACATCATTATATAGGTTCCTTCCAACAGATTAAGGGTTGAGGACTGCATTATGTGAGTATTTTTTTTAAGCGGGATGTTTAACAATTAAAATATGGATGGTATGAACGTATATGACTTTGCGCCTGACTTAGATTTGAGTAAGGAGGTAGAAGGTTCTATTTTCGGGGTAAAAGGAATAGACGGCAGTGCTGGAATAGTATATGCTAAGGTAGTTAGCTGTGTAGACGTTAAGGATTACAGTTGTGATAGGTGTATTTTATATGATTGTTATAAGGATAAATGTTTATTATCGCGTAGTGATAGTTGTATAGATGGAGATTGGATTTGTAGGTACGAACAGGCTGCCATAGAGGGGGAGTAGGCGGCGCCTTGGGCTAAGGCCTGCGGTTGTAGGTGGAACGTAGGTCGGAGCAGAGCCGGAACAGTTTATTGTGGAACTAAAAAAAATAAAAAGGAGGAGATAGCGATATGAAAAAGGCATTTAAGATATTTTCTATTATGTTTGTCATAGAAATAGTGCTGATAGCTATTTTAGATGCTATGGCGTAAGTGAGAAAAATTTCTTCATTAATTTTCTTATGCTTTAGACAGAATGCTCCCATCTGCGAAGCTCGGAGCATTTGCTTTATGGGATTCATGGTGCAGCAAGTCGGTTCGATTCCGGCGATCTCACACAACATTAAAATAGGGAAGAACATGTTAAAAGAAGAATTTGAAGAACTGATTAAAAGGGAGGTAAACGAAAATCAGTATAAAAACATAGAAACGGCATACGAGGCTTTGCCGGAGTATATGGATAAGATGTATTTAGCAAGTGCTATTTCAAATGATATTGGGAAAGCTATTAATGTCTTATCGTTTTTAGGATCGCATATAAGCGAGTTAATGGGTTCGATAATAATCGAAAGGCAAAAGGTGGAATCATGTGCCTATGATTTAATAAACAAATCGCATGAGGAGGATGACTTGAAAGCAAGAGAGATTGCCGTGCGATTAATAGGAGAGAGGGAAACAGTGGCATACACAGTAAAAGAAGGGCTGCCATTGTGGGAACAAGATAAAAAGTTTATAATAGAATTAATAAAGGAGGATAGAAAATGAAAGACGGTATTGTATTGCATCCAGAGCATGGGTTGAATCCATCCATAGAACTATGCATAGTATGCGGTGAAGAGATGGGGATTGCTTTATTAGGGAATAACATCAAAGGGCAGGCGCCGCATCATATATGCACGGGCGGAGTATGTGACAATTGCAAAAAGATAATAGATGACGGAGGTTGTTTTATTATCGAAGTTGAGGATGGATCAGATCAAAAGAATCCGTATCGTACAGGGAGATATTGCGCGATAAAGAAAGAAGCAGCAAAGAAAATACTTGGACAGGAGCATAGTATTGTGTACATGGAAAAGTCTGCGTACAGTCAAATAATACCACAAAAATAAAGAAAGATATGTTTACAAAAGAAGAGCGATTATTCATATGGAAAAAGGCATATGAGATGATTGATAGGTTAGAGGATGGGGAATACATATGTATTGCGTTAAGCAATGTAGTGTTTATGTATTTCAAAACACATAAAAATATCTATGAGTTTCGTTCAGACGAAATGGTGAGAATATATTTCCCGGAATTGGAGGAGAAGATAAGTATGGCCACAGAACCAGAGGAAACAAGAATGTTTCATGGGTGGTTTGGTCGTCTTAGTCCAGAAACGAAGGAGGTAAGGCTGAATATTGTGAAAGATATTATAAAAGAATTAGAATAGTATTTTTGTTAATCTATTTTATTCATCAAATTAAGTTTTGGGTTTTGGCATGTCGGTTCGTGAGGATAGGCGTGCCTATTTCTGTATCATAGAGGGGATGACGCGGCGTGCCGGTATGTATGTGTCGGTTCTGGTTCGATTCTGGGCATCTCACAAACAATAAAACAAAAGAGTTATGAGAATATACAAGAATGATATTATAAAGGCGTCAGCGATAAGCACCGGCGCAGACAGAGGTGTGTTACTGTGTTCAATAATAGATTCGGGATTCACGTCTATAGCGGGCGTAATATCGGCTGTTAAGGATAAGTTACCAGGCAAAGATCATAAGAAGATGATTTTTGAAATACGGAATGATGGAAGAAACGAATATGGTAGATATAATAATTGCGGAGGAAAAATATGAAATACAGAGGTCTGTTGCTCCCTATGATATTAGCTGCAATGTGCGGAGATGATGCCTTTGTGCTAAATACTAAAAGGGGAAAAGGAATGCAATCTACATATAGAAGAGAAAAGATTGTCAGAACAGAAAAAGAATTTGATATTAATGGTACTAAAGTAATGGCATACTCAAGAAAGGATGCCATTAAGAGATTAAAACATAAGAAGTAGAAAACGTATTTTTATGTTAATGTTAGTTTTTTCATTTTTATTGAAAGGAGCGCCGGCCTGTGAAGGTATGCGCTCTTTGTATTTGTATAATACATAAAACAATAATAATATGACAGATAATAACATAGATGTGAATATCGTACCTGTAAAGAATGGTGCGAAACGTGTTGTGGTATCATATTACCATTATTCACGCAAGGACAAAAATCACATGAGTTCCCAAACGGATTACGTTTGGGAAACAAAGAATGAAGAAATGTTTAAATACTTTGAGGCCAGGAGGACAAAAGTATTTTATAGTCAGATTCGTGCCATGTGTAGATTCTATGGCAAGAAAAATGTACGTAAATACAAAAAGTTATGATATTAAAAACGACAACCAACGAGTTTTGTTTTATTAACGTAAGTTTCTATGAAACAATAGCAGATCCTCGATATTTCTTTGAACAAGATTATGAAGAGATGCCGGAATATGAGGAGGAATTAGATTTTGATTCTTATTGCAATAAGTTTATTCCTTTTGTACAGGAATGGGCGGATAAGGTGGGCGAACGCCTTTATGAATATGGTGTGAATAACATAAAGGTAATATCGGTCGGACATCCAAAAGATCGCAATTATGGTACTGATTGGATGGATGTAAGGATAGAGTTTTGTGATGAATGGAGGCAAAAGATGTTATCTAACATTGGTAAGATTATTAATGATGATAAATGCAAGAAGTATGCGGAGGCTAATTATCGGTCGGTATCAGGATACATCTTTTTAGGGCCTGAAGATTTAAAGGAATTTGAAAAGAAAATAATAGAAAGAAAGTCGGATTCTGGATATGATGTAACAATATTATTAAATATGTATCCAACTTTGGCTTTTGTAAAAGAATTTGGATTTAAAGCCGGAGAAGCGTGGAGTGAAATAACAGAATATGCTTACGGATGTTTGTCGTATTCCGATTTTGCAACAACAGAGATGCTTATACCAGAAGGTTCGGAGCATTTATTCAAAGACATTTACACGGCAAAGGCCGACGAATTATATCATCATGTCCTGGATAAATTCGGATGGGCGTGGCGTGATCCGAAATATAAGTCAGAAACAGAATTATGCGCGATGCTAAAGTGGGCAAAAGAAAAAGGCTTGACCATTGAAGAGTTAAGTATTTAATTGTTAAACATAAGGCAGTAGTGGTGCGTGAGTATAGGTGCTGCCGTTAAAATATTTTATAAGATGAAAAAAGAAGAGATTCAAACTATTTTATACACAATCAAAGAAGGAGACAGTATTAAAATCAAAGTACAAGACAAAAGTGAAGAGATAAGACTGCGGGATCATGTAAGAAGAACGCAGAAATACGGATACAGGTTTTGTTTGTCTCATTTGCATGATGGAATTTTCTATCTGGAGAAGTTGGAAGAAGGGGATAAGGATAAATACTATAGAGTAATAAACAGAGGAAATGGAAAGACCGGAGTATAATAAGCTACGCAAAATGGCTAAGACTACCCCAGGTCTGATAGTGGACGAGGCGCAAAACATGATGCGTGTATCGCTATACGATAATGGGGAACTTAAGAAGGTGGTAGTAGTAATGAAATGCGATTCTTTTTTACAGTCAAAAAGTAACATAGAAAAGATAATGTTATTATCATCTTCCATAGAAGATAGAAAAAACAAAGAAAAAAATAAAACAAAATCAGAAAATGAACAGAATAACAAAAATAAGAGAAGAAATAGGAGGAAAACAGGTTGATTTGACCTTTTACGGGCGCTTTTGCAGCCTTATCGAAGATGATAGAAAGATAATACTAAGGGCGATAAAAAACGGTCGTAAGAAGGGCGTAATTGGAGCCATTCAGCCTGGGAGACATGATAGAATTTGGACCACATGGTCTATTGCTTTTGATGATTTGAAGGTAGGGGATACGGTAGAGTTCAGTACATCTGGAAAATACAATCCCGGATTTCATGCTACGGAAAAGTATGTAGGGTGTGTAGAATGGATAAAAGGATCGGAATGTGCGATAAAAACCGGCAATGGAATGGCGGTAGTATTAATTAAACACATAGAAAGGGTAGTAAAATGATGGGGTTGAGAGAATTTGTAGAACTTTTTGACAAGAATGAAGTAAAGAATTTGTTTAATGCATTGTCTTCATGTATAGAATACGTAAGGATAGATTTGCATGTATTTAATATAGGTGCTCATGTTGCGTGTCTGTACAGTAATGATCCTGAATTGCTTTCACAGGCAGAAGGTTGTAATGTGAATATGATAATAGAGGTACCCTACTTGTTTGAAGCATTTATGGAATACGCTTCACCGGAACTGAAAGCTTATTATGATGAACTAACAAAAGAAGTATGAAAGAGGAAGTAGAACGGATAAAGAAGTTGGTTGGCATAGATCATAACAGATGGGAGCAACCTTGTACATGTGATAAATGCAAGAATATGTGTAAGGTTCCTTGTATTGGTACGCCAAAAGACATAGAAGCTATCATAGATGCAGGATATGCTGACAGGCTAAAAGAGACAATGTGGATGGTGGGGTATCTTGCAGTGAAAGAAAAACCAATAGCGATGATCCAGCCAACAGAAAAAGACGGGTGGTGCGCATTCCGCCAGCCGGACGGTCTCTGCGAGCTGCATGACCGCGGACTAAAGCCGACTGAAGGAGTTCTGGCTTCTTGCAAGGTGGTTGAAGAAGACGATATTCCAACATACGAGACATCCGTACTTAGAGCGGTAGCCCACGAGTGGGTTAAGGTAGAGAACTTCGCAACTATAATGAGGGTCGTTTTTAAATACTTGCATTACAATGAACGTAGAGAACAAGATAAATAAGATAGCTAAGATCTTAAAAGAAAAAGGATTTATTGTGTATAAGAAAGGCGGAAAGGAACCAGGTGTGTTTTACGCCAAAGAAGGTGACAGCCGGATAGGATTCGTTTATCCCAACAACGGATATATATACGACAGGATAAAGATGTGGTCTTTTTCAAGGATATATAAACCACATAAGAAAACCGGATCTTCGTGTTTAATGTGTGTCAGCGACGAATTTACTATAGAAAATGCGATTAAGAACATAGGGGATAGACTGTGGGTAAATTATATAAAAGATGGTAACGGAAAACGACCAGAAGAATATAAAAATATAAGAGAATTTGTTGGTAGCTTCACTAAATTCTACAACTCTGTAGAATTAGTTGAGGTTAAGTAGTTTTCCATGTAAGTTAGTTACCGGCACTGGTCTGCGAAGATAGGTGCCGTTTTTTTTATTCAAGAAAGGAGGACAAAGATGGAGAAAAGAGACAAGAAGATACCTTATGAGGTAGTCATACAGGAAAGAAAAAGGGTGGATTTATACGGTAACATAGTGTATTATATCCATTGGTTTGATAAATATGGGTACAATATCACAAAAGAATGGAAATTTTGGAGCAAGGGCCCGAAAAAGAAATACGATAGAGTTAATCGTTATCTAACGGATAGTTGGCTGAAGGAATACTGTGGGAATAACAATTTAAAGATAAGTAGAATAAAGGAATGAAAACGATAAAAGTAGACAAAGTGATATTATATTACATGGATCGGGTAGACCCTGACGGGAACTTATACCGGTTCTATGTGTATAAAGGAATGGCATCTGAAATAGAATACTTTTGCACTGAAGAGGCAGGTAATATGACCATACCAATCGGAGAAGGAGAGTATGTCAAGATCGTACCAAAAGAAATAGAGAAAATACCGGTAAGGGGATAATAGTGCTTCGAATAGCATGTTTTGGGAAACATTTGAAAAATTGGATTTGGATACTGGTGATGCCACATGGCTTCACCAGTCCTACTGCTGCGACCACTGTGTCAACCATTGGGGAATAGGCTTATGCGTGTGTGGATCAGGACAGAAGGTAGGAAAATGTGAATGTGGATCCCAAAAGGCACATGATATATTAGGGGTTAAATATGATTCGTTTGGAGTAATATTAAAAAACTTTGGATAATGGATATAGTAAGTAAATACACCGCCTTGTTAGGACAACAGAAGCTAAAAGAATCATTTGTGAAAGATTTGGAGCTTGTATTATCAAGAAAAAATCCTAATATAGAAAAAGGGAAACTTAATTTCATTCGTTATTCAGAAATGAAAAATTGGAGTGTAAGAGAGTTGTTTGGTGAAGACTTGGAACAAGCTGATAGGGCTTTAATAAACAAGGTGTATCATATGCTATTTGATATAGGTTCGGATTTTGAATCGGTTATAAGAATGCTATATAGCTTTCGTAACGGACCTAAATCGGGGATAAAAGTGGCGGATCCAGAGGATAATTACGAATGGACTAACAAGGACGGAAATGAAAAATATTCTACTAAAAATCTCCCAAAAGCGCATTTTAGATGGGATTGGAGAAGATATACCTTATCAAAAGAATCCGTTGATAAAATAACGGAGTTTGTAGACACCATATTAGAATCATAGAGAAATTATGAACGAAGTAATTTTAAGCAACATGTTAGGATGTCAGACATATTGTATATCAGACAGTCCTTCGAATAGATACTGTCTTATTGGACCTATTGAGTGCAATGAGAAGTTAATAGAAGTGTTTAAGAAGGGGATAACAGTAAAACTCAAATACGTGGAAAAACGGGTCCTGGATGCATTTACGGACAACGGAATCGACCTGAGTAATTACACTCATTGTATTATTGTGAAGCGGAATTTTTATCTCGCTTGGTAACGGCAAAACATAAACAATATGAATAATTTTGTAATAGATACTCCAGATAATTTCTGGCAAATAAGATGGCTTGACAAGTATATGGAAGGCCACAAAGGATTCATAGCTGGTGGATGTTTTAAAAATATCCTTTCCGGAGAGAGAGTAAAAGATATTGATATTTTCTTTGAAAGTGAAAGCGATTTTCAGGAAGCTATTGATTCGTTCAATGATGAAAAACATCAGAAAGAAGGATGGAAATTTAAGTACAGAAATGAGAAGGTATGTGCGTTCCAGAAAGAGGGAGAAAAGGTATGGATAGAGTTCATAGAGTCAGAGTTTGGAAAGCCGGAAGAGATTCTTAGGAGCTTCGATTTTACTGTGGCAAAAATGGCTTACTACAAGGAGCCCAAATACGAAGAAAAAGAAGATGATTATTTTCCATTCTCATCTGCAAGTATAGTAGGATACGAGTATAAACTTCTATACCATGAGAAATTCTTCGAACATCTTCATATGAAGAGGCTGGTTATTGACGAGAATATCCCTTTTCCAGTAAGTACATGGGAGCGCTCATATCGGTATAAAGGATATGGTTACAATATGTGTAGGGAGACAAAGAAAAAACTTCTACAGGCTCTTAAAGGTGTAAACGTAGAGGAGGAAGATGTATCTTTGTACACTACTGGAGGATGGGATTAACTTATAAAACATAGATATATGAATACATCATTTGAGAAATCTAAAAACAGTACAGATGAATGGTACACACCTAAAGAAATTATAGACGCTTTAGGGGAATTTGATTTAGATCCATGTGCGCCTATGCGTCCGTTATGGAGGACAGCCAGGGTTATGTATAACAAAGAGCAAGATGGATTAAAACAAAAATGGGAAGGAAGGGTATGGTTAAACCCACCTTATTCAAGACCGACTATAGAGCATTTTATTACTCGTATGGTAGAGCACAATAACGGAATAGCTCTTCTTTTTAATCGTCTTGACAATAAGATGTTTCAGGATGTTGTATTCCCGAAAGCAAAAGGTATATTGTTCATGAAAGGAAGGATAAAATTCCACAGAGAAGATGGAACAATAGGTGAAAGTCCAGGATGTGGGTCTATTCTGGTTGCATTCGGCGAAGAGAATGCGGAAATATTAAGATCTTCTAATATTGAAGGAAGATATATACAGGTCAATCAAGAACCGTGTAACACCCATGTAGATTGGGAACAACGTAGATACGAGATGGCAAAAACCATGCTTCCGATCACATCCGTATCAGGACGTGGACCTCACGGTGAATTAATATTGGAAGCGTGTGATAAGGCGGCTGAATTAGCTGTAACATATGCGGATGCTTTAATTAAAGAACTGAAATGAAATCAACAGTATATGCTCATCTTGAGAATGATTATAGATTTTATAGACTTCCTCTATTTAGAGCTACGGCTGTAAAATACGGATGGAATAATCCTATAGGGGAAGATAGTGGGAGAGAGAAAAAAAATATAATTCACAGTATTAAGTAGATATATTATGAGCACAAGTAAAGAATACAAGGCAGTAAGGAACTATATATTAAATGAACTTCACCTTACCAAAGAAGATATAATCAAAAACATAGAGCCATTATTGGAAAAACTCGTAAAACAGTGTATGCTTAATACATACGGAGGAAACAATCAGATAGAACATTGGATCAGATGTATGGTAGCAGATGAGCTTAAACAAAGAGATTATGATTTTGTAAGAAGAATATGTAAGGAGGTTATAAAAGATCATGTGTTGAATGGGTTGAACATAATTGTAAGTCCCAAAAATGAAAGATGCGTATGTGAAAATAGAGTACCATCAAGAAAAGATGGTTTGTATCTAATCTACGGAAATGGACACGCTGAGCCGTTTACCGGCGATAACTCCAAAGATTGTGTACGATACATTGGGTTGAAGCACAGATACATGTCATTTGCAATCTCACTGACGGAGCATGATATCGTACAATTGCTTGACGATGATAGCCGTGAAGAATCCGGAAGTGGGACATATTACGAACGTGAATGTGATGCGCTGTTTGACATTGACGGACGCGGCAATACGGAACGCCTTGTAGCCAGAAATCCAAAATTGAGAAATCTGCTGGAAGATGGCGAGTATATACCATCTCTTGGTCAATTAAATTTAATGGCCCATTATATGAACGAACTAAACAAAGCATTCGCTTATGTTTCGGCATCTCCCCTCTCCTCGACGTGGTATTGGTCCAGTACTGAGAGCAGCCAGGCCGTCGCGTGGTACGTGGTCTTCTCCAGTGGCCTCACGGGCACCAGCAACAAGCACATCGGAGACATGGTTCGGGCGGTAATTGATTTTTAAAAAGGATTACAATGATAACATCAGTAAAAATAAAAGACAATACAAAAACTCCTTTTGAATACGTTTCTGACATAGAAGCGTTTGAAAATGGTAGAGAATTTATTTTCAAGCCAGGAGTGAATGTGATTGTAGGTAAAAACGGTAGTGGAAAATCAACTTTGCTTAACATCATATCAATGTATGCGTTATGTGAGAAATCCATGTGCTCTGAAATACCGATCGAGGCACTGGATTTTCCACCTATATTTGATGATGATGACAAGGTTCTTGATGGGATTGACATATCATCCGATTATGCAGGGAAAGTATTCCGTTTATTGCCATCGGCGGAGATGAATCGAGATAGTGTATTGAAAAACATCAGCAACTTAGATTTGTATGTGAATAATATTAGAAGATCTTATGGAGAGAAAGTGGTGTTATCATTGGAATCACTTTTCAATTTAATGTTCGGTCAAAAGGATTATACGTTTCCAATACAAGATCTTGTAGAATACAAGAAAAAATCAAATGCGTTTTGGATTAAAAGAATTGATAATCTGTTGAAGTATTATAAAAGAAATCGCATAACATTAACAAAAAGCAGTTTTGAATACACGGTTCTCATGGATGAGCCAGACAGGAATCTTGACATTGACAATATAATGCAAATTTATAATGTATTGTCATTCCATAAACCACAAACACAAATTATAGCCATAGTACACAATCCGGCATTGATTTACAAATTAAGCAAATTAGATTGTGTGAACTTTATAGAGATGACAGAAGGGTATCTTAGTAAAACTTGTACATTTGTGTCCAACTAATTAAAAGTGATATGAACTAGAAGAAATTCAAAGAGGAAAAACCTTCAGAGGGAGAAGAAGTGTTGGCTTATCATCCAAGTTGGATAGATGAAGATTTCAACCCAAGAGGTATAAGAATAGGATTCTGGAATGGAGGGGACGATTTTAAATCGGCTCATTGGTGGGATTATCAAGATTGTTATGTCACAATCTCTCATTGTGATTGTGATGATAATTCTCTTTTCAGTGATAGAATAAAAAACAGCATAGAGCCAGAGTTGTGGATATCACTTGATGTTATTACAAATTACTTACCTGATATAAAACAAAATCACTTATCACAATGAGCTATTTTATATTAATGGGAAGAAGAATCCCCAAGCAAGCCATAACAGGCTTCAAATTTCAAAATGAAACAGATAACATTCGTCCTTTCTTGTCAATCAGGATAAGGGGAAAGGACGAAATTATACCTTTCAAAGATAAAAAGGAGATACAGTCTGTAAAAGCGCATCTGTGTTCTATCTTTTCTGGGTTTGTAAAAATAGGTGACTGGTATCTCAAGATGTCGGAAGTTAAGGAATATAAGCCGGTGACCGCCGAAGACATGAACCCCTACATCTTGTTTAAGACATCTAAGTTTGGAAATATAAAAGTTCGTTTCCCGAAAGATGAAGATATGGATGCAGAATTGGATCTTGCACTGCAATCCATTTGGGAACATCTTGCTTTCTCAGGATTTAGAGATAATGAGCCTAATTTGAGCATGGCTTCAGGAAATGAAATCATACTTGAATGGAACGGTTCAGAAATGAATGCGAATGAGATTATAGACCGTATGGAATCAGTAGGATATATAACTCCCGATGATTTTATTGGAGGTTAGATTAAAGTATAAAATTATGAAAAGAGAAGATATTGAAAAAGCAGCAAAGATTTATCAAGAACAAGAAAAAGATCATGATATCTGGGCAGGTAAAGACTTAAGAAGAAAATATGAAAGGTTATGACCGACAGAGAACTTCTTGAAGAAAACAATAAGATGTTAAAGGAAATTCTAAGTTTTGTGAGAAAAGTTGATTCTGCTGAATACAGGGATCATCAAGACTTTATGGAATTTCTTAGAAATGTGGCAGCCGATATATGGGTTGAATATACGGAGCCCGAACAAAGAGGTAGATTGTTTAATTTAATAAATAAAAATAAATGAAAACAGTTTTTGATTTAAGCAGAGATGAGATTGTGTCATTGACATGCAAAGAGATATATCTGTATATAGACAAAGAGCTTGCTGGTAAAGGTATTCCAATTGAAGCTAAAAACTGGAATATAAAGAACAAAAAAGAAGTCGTGTATCCAAGAACTGGAGTTCCAGTATTTATGTTAAAAGATATCGGCATCGGTTTTAGAACCATAGAAGGTGCAACAGAGGTGGCTAATTTGCTTATTAAATATAATGCATTTAAAATGGAATCAAAGTTTCTGATAGGATCGTATGAGCAGTTTTGGATCATAAATGGAAGTGTTTGCCCAGCCATTACAGGAGAAGCGGGATATAGCAAGGAAGAGTTTGATAAGGTAAACAAGGAAAACAAAGATCCAGAATTGGAAAGTATAAATTCTTTCAATGATACTGTGAAAAAAGCCAATGAAATCAAAGACAGGGTATTGAAATACGTGTACAACATAAAACAAGAACGTTCATACAACAATGACCTGGTTGGTATCTTTGAAAGGTATAAAGATATAGCAGACGGTGACATGGAGGTAGCTATGAATTTTATCAAGGAGGCCTATCCATTCAACGAAGAAACAGAGTCGTTTATCAGAAAAAAGTTTGACATGCCTATACCGGACGAATCAAAAGAGCAGTAATTAAGCTAAATTAAATCATTTTGAATCTTTTTTATTATCAAAAGGCATATCTTTGTCCAAAAAAACAAACAGAATGGAAGAAAAAGAGATAAAAGAAGCTATGATTGAAGCTCTGACGCACTTAGAGGGGTGTAAGTATTTCGTGGCCATAATCGAGAATAATGCATAACCCATACAAATCATAAACAATTTGTATTGTATTATGCATAATAGCCAAAAGCTATTCCGATTATTAGCCTAAGTGTTGAAACAAACACTACGTTATTTAAGAATAGATAGTTACCTACGGATGTTTGCCCAAGTTCGTAGCTCTAAGGTAAGTGATTAAACAGTTCTGGTATTCAGGAACAGTGTTGCTTACAAAAAAAACCTTAAATAACATTGGCGATGGGTACTAACAGAGTTTCACTCTGACTTATGTTGAATAAACATTAAAAACGTTTGTAGATATGGTGTACGTACAAGACATAAATGGTAAACCTATGATGCCTACAACAAGGCATGGTAAGGTTAGGAGACTGCTTAAAGACAAAAAGGCAATCGTTGTAAACCTATGTCCGTTTACCATCAAATTAATGTACGTAACATCTGATTACAAACAGAAAATTGTATTAGGCGTTGATGCTGGTACTAAACATGTTGGTCTATCGGCTACAACGAAAAGCAAAGAACTTTACAGCAGTGAAGTTATTCTTAGAAATGATATCGTAGATCTTTTGTCTACCAGAAGGGAGCTACGAAGATCAAGACGAAATAGATTGAGATATAGAAAACCTCGTTTTGATAATAGAATAAAAAGTAAGCGTCCGGGATGGGTAGCACCTTCGGTGAAATACAAAGTAGACGCCCATATTCGTGTTATTGACAATGTATGTTCTATATTACCAATATCTCGTATTGTTATCGAAGTAGCTCAATTTGATACTCAAAAGATTAACAATCCTAATATATCAGGTAAAGAATATCAGGAGGGTGATCAACTTGGATTTTGGAACGTTAGGGAATATGTTTTAGCAAGAGATGGACATAAATGCCAGCATTGTAAGGGAAAGTCAAAAGACCCAGTATTGAATGTTCATCATATTGAATCACGAAAGACAGGTGGAGATTCCCCATCTAATCTTATTACCTTATGTGAAACTTGTCATAAAGAATACCATAAAGGTAATATAGATTTAAAGATCAGAAGAGGCAAGTCGCTTCGCGACGCAGCCGTAATGGGAATAATGAAATGGAGATTGTATGAAGAACTAAGGTCTAAATACAACAGAGTTTCTATGACTTTCGGTTATGTTACAAAATACAATAGGATTAAACATGGTATTGAAAAATCTCATGTTTTCGATGCATTTGTTATTTCTAAAAACTTTGATGCTATAAGGTTAGGATATTATTATAAAGTAAGATTAGTAAGAAGACATAATCGTCAGATCCATAAACAAAAGATTCCAAAAGGAGGGATAAAAAGACCAAATCAATCTCCTTTTGAAGTTTTTGGTTTCCGATTGTTTGATAGGGTTATGTTTGAAAACAGTTATTATTTTATATTCGCAAGGCGTAAAACCGGTAGTTTTAATATTCGAGATATTGATGGTAAAAACCAAAGAGATATTACATACAAGAAATTGAAATTATCAAGGTGTAAACGCTTTATGGTACAAAAGGAAATGGATTGATTAATTTGAATAAAAATATAGACATGAATCGTTGGTTTGAAATCACAGTAAAAGCCGAGATTGATAATATCGAGAACGGCAAAAAAAAGAAGGTAACTGAAAAGTATTTGGTAGATGCCTTATCTTATACAGAGGCAGAATCAAGATCTTTAGAGATTTTCAAGGATTTATTTCAAGTGTTCGACATTGTTAAAATAAATCCTATTAAAGTGTCGGAAATCTTCTTCAACGGAGAAGCTGAGTACTGGTATAAGTGTAAGGTAAATTACATTACACTGGATGAAAAGAAAGGTAAAGAAAAGAAAACGCCATGCTATATGTATGTCCAGGCCGGCAATCCGAAAGACGCTGAGGCTGTGTTAACTAAAGGTATGCAGGGCACGTTAGGAGACTGGAATTGCGAAGCTATTGCTGAAACGAAGATCATTGACGTATTCAAATACGATCTTCAGAAGGGAGCTGAAAAATTAGGCGAGAAGAAGAGTGAAGAGTAAGGCTGATGTAGTTTCCAACATAGCGCTTGTTGTGGCGATAATATCATTGCTTTCAGCAGGCGCTTTCCTTCTAATAGTGATTAAGACAGACGAGGTATCTAAATTATTAATGAACGTACCTTATCTACTGGCTTCAGCGGGATTGTTCTTTTCAATAATATCATTATTATTCGAATGGAAAGCAAGGAAAAGAAGCTATACGTCTGCGAACGATGCGGACGAAAAGTGATGATAAGAAGTCATGGCTTATGCCAGGCTTGCAGGAGCAAAGAGTTGACTCCGAAGAAGAAAAACAGAATTACATCCATTAAAAACAGCAGCAAGAAGAAAAAGTTAGAGAGCCCGGATTTATCCGGGTTTTTTCGTCTTATGCTGGAAGAGCTAAATAGTATTCGGATGTCTATGACTGGTAGGGCTATTCATTTTCCTACAGTATGTAACGTATGTCACATACTTCCGAAAAGGATATATAAGTCGGTTGCCACTTGCAGAGATAATATAGTTTTTCTACATGAATCGGAGCATACGGTATTCGACATGTATCTTGACCGGATAGAATTTGATAAACTTGAAACAGAATTTCCTTTTGTGTGGAAATATGCGGTAAAGAAGGTACTGGATATGGAAAGCAGGGGAATGATTAAAGAAAGAGGTAGGTTGATTATTGAAATAATTGACAGATATAACCCCAAATAGTATTTGAGAAAGCAGCCACAGATATTGATGAGACTGTAACTGTGTTGTATTATGTTAAAGAGGAATTAATTGAGAAATTGCGATGATAGAACAGAAAATAAAAATATTGACAGATTTAGGGTTTGTACCTATGGTGGAGGGAAAAGGAAATACGTTGTTTAGAATGAACGATGTTGTGATGTCGGTGTCAGATCCTAATCAAACACCGGAGCAGTTGAAGAAGGAGGTTATGTCTTTAATAAAGAACAGAGACATAGCGGAAAGAGGTGGACAGGTTCCAGTAGTTGAAGAGCCGGCGCCTGAGCCAGAGCAGGCCCAGAAGGAGGAACCGGAAGCTCCGGCGGAGGAAGCCGCTCCTAACCCTGGAGAAGAAGATTCGAATCCGTTTATAGAAAATCAGGAAACATTAGAGCCATTTTATATCTGTGATGAGTTAAAGAAGATCGAGACTCCCAAATTCGTAAGATTGACATTAGACGGTAATCGTTTTTATGTAAGAAAGATGGACGATGGGACAGCCAAGATATACGCCTCGGTAACAACCATGATCAGAGACGGATTCGTAGATGACAAAACGGCTCTTCAAGAATGGAGACAGGAGATGAGGATGATTGGTCGCAATCCGGAAGAAGTATCAGAATATGATGCAGATAAAGGAACGATCATGCACTACCTATACGGATTATACTTGACAGGTAGAGATATGGTCTTAAATCGAAGTTTTATAGTTAAGACAGTGCAAGAAGGCAAGCTTAAAATATCAAAAAAGAATCTTGACAAATTCTTTGGTAGCATAGATGATCTTGACGATATGATTGTTAGGGTTATGAAGTTTGCTAAATTTTGTTCGGAGTATAAGGTTAAGCCGATGATGATTGAAAGAATATTATCATTAGAAGATTATTTGGTAGCTACGCCGATAGATGCGATGGTTAAAATGACATTCAAGTACAAAGAAGAAGGTTATTTTGGAGCCGTGTATCAAAGGGCTACGGGGCAGTTCAAAAAAGGAGATCCGAAGAAGGAAGTGAGAGAAGTGGAGAAAGAAGAGATTGTTATCTTAGATTTTAAATCAGGTGACATACGAAATGAACATGCTTTTCAATTGGAGGCTGAAAGGAGAATGGTTAAAAACTGGTACGGAATTGATGCACGTATTATGAATTTTTCTCCAAAAAGCACGAACAGTAAAGGTTATACGCTAAAAGAATGGTCTGATAAAAATGCTGCTATGGAGAAGGCAGACTGTGTATTCCAACAAGGGATGTTGAATCATATCAGAAAAGACAAGAGGTTCAAAGTGAGAAAGGGAGTGCTGAATATCAATAAGCCTTACAATGAAGAGGATCATATTGTCGTATATGATATTGCTGAGGAAATGTCTAAAAGATTTGTAATATAAATAAGCATTATGCTTGATTTTAGAAGATACGAAAACGTACCCCGGTTTCAACTTGACCGCAGGCCGGGCAGGAGCCGACTGAAGCTAACCTGCCCAGCTTGCGGGAAAAGCCGGTGCCTCACTCCTTATATTGATGTGGCAACAGGTCAGGTTGTTGGAAACGAGTTCGGAAGATGCGATCACGAACGGACTTGCGGTTACGATAAACGACCCACTGGTAAGGATGTAGGTGACAAAGATCTTTGGATTTCGGGAAATAAGTGTATAAGAGCTTATCGTCCTCCTATAAATCCTGACGTTGTAAATTACATACCTTTTAGCGAGTTTGAGAGGACTGTAGTCCCAGACAATAGAAACACCGTATTTAGATTTTTATCGTCTCTATGGGGAAAAGAAAGGGTATCTGATGTATTCAGAAGGTATCATGTCGGAACAATGGACTTATGGGGATGGAAAGGGTGTTGTATATTCTGGCAGATAGATAAGGACTTTGTATGTAGAACTGGCAAGATCATGGACTTTTATATAAAGACCGACAGCCAGGGGAATGAGATTGATGTAAAAAGAGTGAAAGAAAAAGACGGTGACAATGAGCGGCCTCATGTTATGTTTTATCACTCGTTGCATGCAAGGGACTTCTTGTTTAGACAATGCCTGTTCGGAGAGCATCTTCTAAGCCAGTATCCGGATAAGGTGGTTAATCTGGTGGAATCAGAAAAGACGGCTATTATATGCGCTGTGAATAAACCAGATGAATTATTTGTGGCCACCGGAGGGTTGCAGAATCTAAGGCCGGAAGTGATAGATGTTTTAAAAGATAGAAAGACTGTAGCTTTTCCGGACAAAGGACAAGCATTTGAGACATGGAGTAAAAAGATAGATGGGATGATGATGAAGTCAAGGATAAAAGTATCAGACTATCTTCAAAATGTTGAAAATGTAGGAGACGGAGATGATGTGGCAGATTTGATAATTAATAACAAGGTAAAAGAGAAATATCATGAGCCTGGATGTTTATATTAAGAACAAGAAGAAAGAAGAGGATCGTGAATGGGTTGCAAACATCACCCACAACATGAACAAGATGGCACAAAGAATATTCGTATCGGAAAATAAAGAAACGCTGTACGATTATGTTTGGAGACCAGAAGAATTGTATAAAGAAATATATACCAATGAGATGAAGAATGTACTTACAAAAGGTATATGTATTATGATCTCTAAGAGAAAAAGTCTTTTGAGATACGAGCCGGAAAACGGATGGGGGTCTTATGATTCATTTCTTAAGTTTCTTATCGAATATAAAGAGGCGTGTGAAGATAATCCAGGTTATATAATTGAAGCAAGCAGATAATATGGAAAATTACAAAAACACTTTAAACGAGGTAGTGGTGATCGAATCGTCACCAGAAACGTATTTTGTTTACGCTATTCGTAATGCTATTCGTATCTCTAAATGCGCGTATCCGACAGCCAAGAAAGTAATTTTCAAAAGAGAGGACGTAGAGGTAGAGATCTCAGAAATGGAAACTGAAAGCAGTTTGTATGAAAAGTTTAAAGAAAAACAAAAGAATAGGGTATGGAACTTAATGAGCGCCAACAACGGGTTTTAAGAGGCGAAATTTGTCCTTATTGCGGAAGAGAAACTGAGCTGGTAAATGCCGATAAAATATATAGCAGAAAAGGCTTAGGGATGGTTATGATGTGCAAACCATGCAACGCTTATGTCGGTGTTCATGAATCAGGGCCGAATAAGGGAAAAGCTAAAGGCTGGCTCGCGGGGCCATCACTGAGATCTCTTAAGATAAGAGTCCATGCCGAACTTGACAGACTATGGTCTACGCCGGAGGAACGGAAAAGGATGTATAAAGATTTATCTGAATTTCTCTCTATACCGGAAGAATACACACATATAGGTATGTTCGGCGAGAAGACGATGGGAAAAATCTTTCAGTTCTGTCATGTAAACAAAGAGCGATCAGGTTCGAGAATAGAATGGCATAAGCCTGGAGATAAGTGCCCTAATAAAAACAATCAAATAGTGTCAGGCAGTAGCGCATGCAGAGGATGTCCTGAGTATCTTCATGATGAGAAAGACGGGTATGTCTGGTGTGATCCTGATATGAGCTACGGCAGGTTGAAATAGGGCGCGAATTGCCTATCTTTGTGCTATTATCAATCAAAAAAAATGTAAGAAGATGGGCAGATCAACAGAGTACTACAGGACTCATCCCGAAGCCAGGAAGAAAAAGGCTAAAAAGGACAAGGAGATAAATGCCAGACCGGAACAGAAAGCCAAACGCCGGGAGCTTGGTCGTAAAAACTACGAAACGGACAAGAAGAAGGGCAAGGGCTGGAGGAAAGGCAAGGATTGTTCTCATACCAAGAACGGTCTTAGGTATAAATCAGTAAAAGCTAATAGGGGATCCAAATCGGATACGAAAGGTGACAAAAATGCAAGATCTCCGAAATAATATACAAAAAGACAAATAGAATTTTACTTTTTTGTATATCCAGTTTTACTGGCCGGTTATTAGCCTAAGTGCTTCGAGCACTACGTTATCGGAGAATGTATAGTTACCCTGGAGTGTTTATCCAAGCTCCAGGCTCTAAGGCAGGTGATTAAACAGTATTTGTATTTGGATACAGTGTTGCTTGTAAGAAACCTCTGAATAACATTGGCGATGGGTACTAACAGATTGAAATATATCTGACTTACTACGAATAGTAGTTATTAATTAAAAATTAGTTTGTAACAAATGGTGTACGTACAAGACATAAATGGTAAACCTATGATGCCTACAACAAGGCATGGTAAGGTTAGGAGACTGCTTAAAGACAAAAAGGCAGTTGTTGTCAACTTATGTCCGTTTACCATCAAATTAATGTACGTTACATCTGATTACAAACAGGAAATTGTGTTAGGCGTTGATGCTGGAACTAAACATGTTGGTCTATCAGCTACGACGAAAAGCAAGGAGCTTTACGCAAGTGAAGTTATTCTGAGAAATGATATCATTAATTTGCTTTCGACAAGAAGAGAATTGAGGAAAGCGAGAAGGAATAGGATAAGGTATAGAAAGCCGAGATTTAATAACAGAATAAAGTCGAAGCGCCAAGGATGGATAGCTCCATCTGTTTGTCAAAAAATTGATTCCCATATTAAGGTTGTCAGTTTTATACATTCTATCCTTCCTGTTTCAAGATTAATTATAGAAACTTCTCAGTTTGATACTCAAAAGATTAAGAATCCTGATATATTGGGAAAAGAATACCAGCAAGGCGAGCAACTTGGATTTTGGAATGTTCGAGAATACATACTTTTTCGTGATGGTCACAAATGCCAGCATTGTAAGGGAAAATCGAAAAATCCTATTCTTAATATCCACCATATCGAATCGCGAAAGACTGGTGGAGATTCACCTTCTAATTTGATTACTTTATGTGAAACTTGCCATAAGGAGTACCATAAGGGGAATATTAAATTGAAGGTAAAAAGAGGAACTTCACTTCGTGATGCGGCCGCGATGGGAATCATGAAATGGAAGTTATTCGATAAATTGAAGTCATTATATCCAAACGTTAGTATGACATTTGGATATATAACGAAACATAATCGGATAAAACATAGAATCGAAAAGTCCCATGTTTCTGATGCATTTGTTATCTCAGAGAATTTTAAAGCAAAAAGGCTTGGATATCATTTCAAGATGAAACTCACACGGAGACATAATAGGCAAATTCATAAAATGAAGATGCAAAAGGGAGGGATCAAAAGAATGAATCAATCACCATTTAGGGTATTTGGGTTTAGACTATTTGATAAAGTAATGTTTTATGGTGAAAAACGATTTATTTACGCAAGAAGACTTTCTGGTAGTTTTAAAATAAAAGATATAGATGGGGAAAATGAGAAAAATATATCATATAAAAAATTAAAATATATAGGACATGGATTGACTTCTATTGAAGTAGATCAATCATATGGATATAAAGCAAATACACATAATAACGAATAATCACAATGGAGTTTGGAACATTCGATAACAAAACGACAAAAGTTAACATCCGGAATATTTTCAAAACCTCCAAACAGGTTATGGAAGAGGCGTATGAGAATATCTTGAAATACAGGCGGGGAGAGCTTATCCCCGCTAAAACCGGATACGATTATATTGATGAGGCTTTGCTTGGAGGTATTTTCCCTCAGCATGCTATTGCCATAGGAGCCCGGCCATCTGTAGGTAAATCGTATGTGGCCCAAAAGATATTGGAAAATGTGATGAATCCGATGATCAACCCGCAAGCAGAAGATTATTTTCTTGTTAATTGCGAGTTCGAAATGAATCCTCAAGATCTTCTTCTTCGCAGAATGAGCCAGGATATGAAAAAGCGGGCTCCTGAAATATTAAGAAGGCAAGATTCTAATACAGTAGAAGAGATGAGGATGTTTGAAATCCTTCAAGGTGAAATCAGAAATAATATAATATACATCGATGCTCCGTGTACGGTAAAAGAGTTTGAGGCGGCTGTGTATCATATAGCTACCAAACATAAAGACAAACGTCTTATAATATTTAAAGTCGATCATATTGCTTTGATAAAAAGAATGGGATTAGATCCTAAGTCGGCTATAGATGATTTGGTGGCGGTTATGAACGAAGCTAAATTAGTATATAAAAACATATTTTTCCTCATCATATCCCAATTCAACAGAGAAATAGAAGGAAGGATAAAAAGCCCACAAGAGCAGCCTCCGCGTCTTTCTGATTTTTACCAGTCTGATACGCTGGGTCAGTTATGTACGTTAATGATAGGTTTGCACAATCCTCGTAGGTACGGGCTGGATAAGTATATGATATTTGGGAAAGATTGGTATCAGACTCTTGATAGGTTTAAAACTGAAAACAAAACATCATTCAGGACAGCCGGACTTGTGTTTCATCATATACTGAAGGTAAGGCAAGTTAGTATGGAAGAGCTTACTAATACAATCCACCCAGAGATACTGCCGGGACATGGATGGATGTACGGGGAGGGCGGGACGAAGTTCGTGAACCCCAACCAGCCGCCGACGCCGCCTAAGCTCTATACTGTGGAAGACGTTACGGACAATCAGGAACAAGAGACAAAAAAAGAACAGTCATTGTATTAAAAAAAAATAAGAACCATGAGACTAACAGTAGAAGAAAACGAATACCTGATAAGTAAGTTCCTTTTGGTTCTTACTGAGTTTGCAGGGGATGAAAGAGAGATGTTTTTAATCAACTCCATACATGACAAGGCGGTGGCGGATATGAATTATCGTCTTCCGTCTTTAATAAGCAGAGAACGTAAAAGACGAGTCATTGAGCTCCTTAAAGAAGGGACCAGAATAATCAAGGACTTTTCCGGCTATGCAGGTGATATGGGTATGATTAACGAATACGATCGTCTAAAGAAAGAAATAGGAACCGTCCAAGATCAGCTTGGCGACGTAGAAGGTCAACTTCGGGCAGCCGGCGAAGTAATCAAGAAAGAGCTTGATATGATTGCTGACCGAATCAAAGAAGACCTCCTCGACCGAGAGCTGGCTAAAAGTAATGCTGAGGCTGAAAGAAAAGCCAAAGTAGATCCGAGATACGAAGTAGCTTTAGGTGATTACAAGGAGATGTTGGAAGTGATTTTTACAACCAGAAACAAGTATTCTACGGTAGATTCTGTACATGACGATCTTCGCCAGTCGGTATCTACCGGTAGAAATTCGATTATTAAAGAAGGGTACAACAGTTAAAAACAAGGAGGGAATATGGAAAAGAAGGAATTTAAAGTAGGAGAAGTATTTGATGCCGGACTTGTAAGATTAAAATGTGTGGAAGGTGATACATGCGATAGGTGTATATTCAAAGATTACGATTCTTGTTCATGTACAGACATAATTGTTGGTCCATGTGGACATGTTGATAGACAAGATAACAAGAATGTTATTTTTATTAAAGCTGATTAAGAATGTACATCAATTTCAGACAACTTGCAGCATCAGACATGACCCCTAATGATCTTGCCAATCTTCTTGCCATAAGACAGAAGGATTCGGTTATGATCGAAGCTATGCCAGAAGAAGACGCTGGTAGATATATAGAGCTTGGCCTGGTTGAGAAATTAAAATCAGGCGTGATGAGATTGACCAACAAAGGAACGTCTTTTGTGAATTATATAGAGACACCGGAGATGACAGACGAGGTTCTGGAAACGTTGAAGATTATGATAGGAATGTACGAATCATATTCAAAAGACATAGGTGTCAGCAGAAAAGAAGCGGAATCCAGATTGTGTTGGTTTATGGGTAACACCTCATTCAAGAAAGAGGTCATACTTCAGGTAACGGAATCTTATATAGCAGAGTCAGGAGATTATACAATGAGCTTATGTAACTTCATATGGAAACCGCCTTCTCAGGCTTTTTCAGTCCATATGAACCTTAAAAATTCAAAGCTCTTTGACTTAATAGCTGAAAAATTTAAGATCGCTACCGAGCCTTATTTGGAGTCTAAGAAGAATAAGGAAATGGATTGGTTGTTTGCCGTATCTAAATTGCCTACGCCGCCGGCTAAAGGCAATCCGGATTATTTGTTTACCGGAAGCTCGGAGACAGATAAAGAGCGATTGAAAAACATAAAAACGTATTTATTTAACAAAATTAGAAAGCAATGGAAAAAGTAAGAATCAGAAAGATAATAGAGGATATAATTATTACTCAGTTTCTTAATTCGGAAATAGATATAGTTCATGAAGAAGATGTGTCGTTTAAAGAACTTGGATTAGATTCTGTTGATCGGATTGAGCTTGATGTGATGGTGGAACAAAAATTCAATATTGTTATTATTGATTATGATATGGAGACCATCAAAGATATGACTGATCTTGTTTACAAAATAATAACAGAAGGATATGGGAAGTGACATAATTTTATGCATGGCTTTAATAGCGTCATTTGCTTTTGTTATACAGTTTTTGTTGTCGATATTAGGATCTGATCTGGATACGGATATTGACATTGACAGTGCTTCTGATTTAAGTATGTCTTTGTCGGACATCATATCATTCAAGGGCATAACACATTTCATCCTTGGATATAGCTGGACTACCTACTTTTCGGGTTCTCATTTAGTAGGGGTTGTGATAGGGTCGTTTTTCTTTATCGTTTTGTTTTACGTATATAAGTTACTTCTTAAGTTAAAACAAGAAATGGTGTACGAATGTCCAGAAGATTTAAATGGCAGAGAAGTGGAGATAGTATTTAGATCAGGAAAGAACCATTATATGGTAAATATTGTGAAAAACGGGAGACAGGAACAGATGAGAGTAGGGTGCTTGTCTGGGAAAAATTACAAAAATGGTGACAAGGTGAACATAAAATACGAAGAAGGAGAATTAAGTATCTAATTTTTTTATACCAACAATTAAATTTTAAAAGTTATGACAACAATCATGTACGTGTCAGCTATCTTAGCTGTAGTGATTATTTTGACAATCATCGGAGTCTTATCAAGGTATCGTAGATGCAAGCCTAATCAGGTTTTGGTCGTTTACGGTAAGACAGGTGGGGAAAAGAAATCGGCGAAATTATATCATGGTGGAGCAGCATTCGTGTTGCCTATTATCCAAAGCTATGATATTTTATCTATGGAGCCTATGCAAATAGATTGTAGGCTTACTGGTGCTTTGTCATCTCAGAATATTAGAGTAGATGTGCCTACAACTATTACAGTAGCTATCAGTACAAATCCTGAAATCATGCAAAATGCAGCAGAAAGACTTTTGGGGATGGATACCGAATCTACTGAAAATCTTATTACAGACATCGTTTACGGTCAGATGCGTTTGATTATTGCCGAAATGACAATCGAAAAACTTAATTCTGATAGGGATGAGTTTTTGGATAAGGCAAGAAAAAACATTGATAACGAACTTAATAAATTGGGTCTTTATCTTTTGAACATTAACATCAGTGACATCAGAGATGAAGCCGGCTACATCATGAATCTTGGTAAAGAGGCTGAAAGCAAGGCTCTGAACGAAGCACAGGCTAATATCGAAGAACAGGAAAAGCTGGGTGCTATTAAGATTGCTGTACAACAGAAGGAAAAAGAAACGGCTGTAGCTAATACCCAAAAAGAGCAAGAGATTCAAATTGCCTATACTGAAAAAGAAAAAGAAACGGTAGTAGCTGAAACAAAGAAAGAAAAAGAAGTAGCTTTGGCTTTAACCGATAAAGAAAAACAGATCGGTGTAGCTCAAGCCGATAGAGATAGGGCTGCGGCTATAGCAAAGACTTTGGCTGACAAGGAATCAGCGATTGCAAGATCTAAGGCGGAACTTGAAGTAAACAAAGCTGAAGCCGAAAGAATGGAAGAAGTTGGAAAGAATAAAGCTGAAGCTGACAAACAAGCAGCTATAGCAATACAAGACTCTGAAGCTCAGATTAAGAAAGCTGAGGCTGAGAAAAATGCTTCTGTAGGCTACAACAATGCCCAGAAAGAGGTTGCTGTATCAGAATCAGAATTGCAGGTTATCAAAGCTCAATCAGAAAAGAAGGCCGGAGAAGAAAAAGTTAAATCGGAAGCGGCTGTAAAAACGGCAAAAGAGCTTGCTGATAAAGAAGTGGAAGAAGCTAAGGCTAAGAAAGTTCAGGCTGCGCTTAAGGCTGAAAAGATTGTGCCGGCTGAAACCCAGAAGGAAGAGGCTATCTTACAAGCTGATGCCGAGGCCGAGAAGATCAAACGCCGGGCTGAGGCTGAGGCAGCAGCACATTTGGCAAAAGCTGAGGCAGAGGCAAAAGCTATTCAGATGAAGCTGGAGGCAGAAGCCGACGGTAAGAAAAAGTCGTTAATGGCAGAAGCCGACGGATTTAAGGCTATGGTGGAAGCAGCAGAATCCAATCCCCAGATCGCCATCCAGTACAAGATGGTTAATCAGTGGAAAGAAATTGCTGGAGAACAGGTTAAAGCATTTGAGCACATTAACCTCGGAAATATCACGGTATTTGACGGCGGTCAGAACAGTACCGGTAATTTCCTTAACAATGTTGTCAAGACCGTCGCTCCGGCATTGGGAGTCATCGATCAGCTTCCGATTGCAGATACTTTAAAGAAATTAAAAGGAGATGACAAAAAATAAATACAATGGCCCAAGGTTACACTTGGGCCTAATTGAAGAAGCAAAAGCAGCATTTATAGATTTCATGCCAGCAGGAATAGTGATTTTTAGTGCTTTACTAATTACGATATTTTTAACATGGATTTTGGACAAGATTTAGAACCAGAAGAACTGACCAAGCATTATGATCAGTGTTATAACCCCAAATAGTATTAAACCAATATAATTCTATTATAAAAGTTTAATACATCTCTTTAAGAGATCGGGTTATTAGCCTAAGCCTTGAAACAAAGGCTACGTTATTTAAGAATAGATAGTTACCTACGGATGTTTGCCCAAGTCTGTAGCTCTAAGGTAAGTGATTAAACAGTTCTGGTATTCAGGAACAGTGTTGCTTATTCAAAACCTTAAATAACATTGGCGATGGGTACTTACAGGAGAAATCCTGACTTATCCCTAACGGGATTTACATCTACCAAGGAGACCGGAAGGTCTCCGAGGGGATGTATTAAAACATATGAATAGCTTTAAATATATTTAATAGAATATGAGATATGGAATTGATTTTGAAACAGAAGAAGAGGAGGATGAAGAGTATGACTGATGAGGAATTTGTATTGGATAATAAGAAAAAGGTTGTTGTAAGAAAAAGAATATCTTATTTAAACAAAGGTGATAAAGTGTGGATCGTGTCTTCCGATGGGTATCTACTACACACGGACGTAGTTAGAGCCGACCGGGGCCGATCTTATGTGGATATAGACGGGATACTGTATTGGAAGCGAGGATTAGATGGCAAACATCGTAATCGTAATAACTACATGCAGTTTGCCATGACACCAGAAGACGGTAAGAAGTATGTCGTATATTACCCGGAAGGATTTAAAGACAATGACTTATGATGGTCCCGGAAACACATTTGCTATATAAGGAGTTTAATGGTGTAAAACGTCTTGCCATATCTTATTCCCAGATAGATACGTTTCTTACCTGTCCAATGAAATGGTATAAGACTTACGTAGAGGGCAAAAGGTCTACAGAAAAACAAGAAGCTACGTCTTATGGTACGGTTATCCATAAGACACTGGAATACTTTTTTAAGAACGGAAGACAGCCTTCTGGTAAAGACCTTGGAGAAGCAATAAGTTACTATGCTTACCAGGAAGACATACCTTGGCAATCACCGGAAAATATGATGATAGCCATGAAACAATCTGGAGAACTTCTTGCTTGGATTGTGGATCTATTTAAAAAAGACGGGAATAGGTTTATGATAGCTGATAGTGATCTTAATCCCTGTGAGAAACTTATTAGACACGGCGCTATAGTTGGAGTCGAAGAAGATTTTGTGCTGCCGTACCGTCTTCCTAAGCCTGTTGATATAAATGGGACCGTTCATACTCATGTGTACATAGTAGGATCGGTGGATCTTCATCTGGCTATAAAGAGCAAGAACGTAGTTCACCATTATGTCATAGATTGGAAATCAGGTAATAAGGTTTTTGATTCCAAGAAGTTGGAAACGAATTTACAGCATCCTATATATTCGTTTTACATCTATAGAAAATATGGTGGGGTTCTGCCAGATATGAACATCTATTTCTTTACCAGGACCAGGCAGTACCAAAAGGTTAAAGTAGATGAAGAACGTAAAACAAAATCTATAGAGATGCTAAACGATACATTATCCAAAATGTATGATTTTGAAGATAATAGTGTAAAATCATTTCAAGCGTACATCCAGGGAGCAGAAGGAGCCAGGTATAGCAAGCGGCGTGCCACCCTAAGCCAGCCTGTTTCGCAAAACAAGCTACCCTGCCCGTCAGCACTGTGTTATTATTGTGACTTTGGATTACATAACAAAAACGAATGCCCTTTCTCTTCGGATTGGGATCCGTCTAAAAAGATAAAACGATATCTGAAATAACATTAAAACAATATAATTCCATTATAAGGTTTTAATGTACCAGAAATGGTCCGGATATTAGCCTAAGCCTTGAAACATAGGCTACGTTATTTGAGAATATATAGTTACCTACGGATGTTTACCCAAGTCTGTAGCTCTAAGGATGGTGATTAAACAACAGTTGTATTTGGATTGTAGTGTTGCTTACTAAAAACCTTAAATAACATTGGCGATGGGTACTAACAGGATGGAATATTCCTGACTTATGTTGAATAAACATTAAAAACGTTTGTAGATATGGTGTACGTACAAGACATAAATGGTAAACCTATGATGCCTACAACAAGGCATGGTAAGGTTAGGAGACTGCTTAAAGACAAAAAGGCAATCGTTGTAAACCTATGTCCGTTTACCATCAAATTAATGTACGTAACATCTGATTACAAACAGAAAATTGTATTAGGCGTTGATGCTGGTACTAAGCATGTTGGTCTATCAGCTACGACGAAAAGCAAAGAACTTTACGCAAGCGAAGTGACTTTAAGAAATGATATTGTAGATCTTTTGTCTACCAGAAGAGAGCTACGAAGATCGAGACGAAATAGATTGAGGTATAGAAAACCTCGTTTCAATAATAGAATAAAAAGCAAGCGTCCAGGATGGATAGCACCTTCGGTGCAGTACAAAGTAGACGCTCATATTCGTGTTATTGATAATGTTTTTTCTATACTGCCTGTATCCCGTATTGTTATTGAAGTAGCTCAATTCGATATACAAAAGATTAAGAATCCTGAGATATTCGGTAAAGAGTATCAGGAGGGTGATCAACTTGGTTTTTGGAACATCAGAGAGTATGTCTTAACAAGGGATGGACACAAATGCCAGTATTGTAAAGGAAAGTCAAAAGACCCAGTATTGAATGTTCATCATCTTGAGTCTCGAAAAACCGGAGGGGATTCCCCATCTAATCTTATTACCTTATGTGAAACTTGTCATAAAGAATACCATAAAGGTAATATAGATTTAAAGATCAGAAGAGGCAAGTCGCTTCGCGACGCAGCCGTAATGGGGATTATGAAATGGAGGTTGTATGAAGAGTTAAAATCCAGATACGACAGAGTTTCTATGACGTTTGGTTACATCACGAAACATAATCGGATTAAATACGGGATTGAAAAATCCCATACATCCGACGCGTTTGTCATTTCTAAGAACATTAATGCGAAACGAATCGAACGTCAATATTTAAAACGTTTAATTCGTAGACATAATAGACAAATACATAAAATGAAAATTTTAAAAGGAGGGAAGAAGAAAAACAATCAAGCTCCTTTTGAGGTTTTCGGATTTAGATTGTTTGATAAAGTGTTGTATGATAATAAAATATGTTTTGTTTATGGAAGGAGAAAATCAGGGAATTTCAATATCAGGGATTTCAACGGAGAAAACCCGAAGGATGTTTCACGCAAAAAGTTTAAACTCATTAGAGGGAAGAGGCATCCGATTATATTAAAGTAAATGAATAGATTTAATAAATTTAATAGAAAAACGCATTATGAAAGAAGCATTAATAGCAGGAGCAGCGGTCTTTTTATTATCATACCTGTTTGTAACGACTCTTATAAAAATAAGCAGGTCGATAGATCGGTATAAGATGAAGAAGAAAACCGACAAAATAAAAGTCGGTCAAAGATACGAATACGAAGGCTACTTCATGGATCCATTTGAAAGAGGCAAGCATGTGATTAAGATATTAGAAATAAAGGGAGGGTTCGCTCTGTACGAGTATGGAAAAAGCCCAAGTTTATTATTTTCTATGGAGCTTGAAGATATTGTTAAAAGATATGTTTTAATTACTGATATAAAATAAGGGATTATGGAAAAGAAAGTCACAATCAAAGAAGGAATGGATATTTTTTACAAAAATGCAGGGAAAGGTATATGGGTCTATATTGGACTTTTTGGAAATAAAGTGCTATCCATTTTAAAAAACAAAGGTGTTATTGCATGCGAAAACGATGCTGAATATTGCGTGTTGATGGATGGAGAAGATCATTTTATAAGTATAGCAAAAGACATGAGTCACGACTATTGTTGTGAGTACGTTGTAGAAAGAGCAGAAGCCTACAGAGACTACCCCTCCAAAGGTGCTACATGCAGTGTATGCCTGTTTGAAGATAATGAGAATAAGGCAAGGGAGATGTTGAAAGAGGCGATAATAGAACTTTCAAAAAATAATATAATAGATTGTGATGGCCTTTGAACTTAGACCTTACCAAAAAGAGGCAGTAGATGCCGGGCTTAAGTTTCTTACAGGAAGATCTAAGAAGCCTGGCATAATCGTAGCTCCATGCGGATGTGGAAAGAGCCTTCTGATATCCAAGATAGCACATGAAATAAATAGACCGACGTTAGTATTACAGCCCTCAAAAGAGATTCTGGAGCAGAATTATGCAAAGGCTGTATCATTCGGTTCTAAACCTACCATATATTCTGCTTCATGTGGTATAAAGGAACTGTCGGCTATGACTTATGCAACATTAAAGAGCATAAAGAAAGATGTAGCGAGGTTGAAGGATATAGGGATAGATACCTTATTGATAGACGAATGTCATTCAGGATATTCTCCTGAAGAAGGTTCTGAATTTATGGAGTTTATGAACGGGTTCCCAGAGGCGAAGGTGCTGGGCTTCACCGCCACTCCCTGCCGCCTCCGGACCTACAGTTCTATGCTGGAAGGGAACTACAGCAAACTTAATATGCTGACGAAAGACGAGCATAATTTCTTTAAGAAGATAGTTCACGTAACACAAATACAAGAACTAACCTCTCAAGGGTTTTGGTGTCCACTTAAGTACGAACGATGGTCGTTTGATGAATCGGCTCTGATGTTAAACAGTACCGGAGCCGAATACACCAACGAATCTATTAAAGAAAGTATTGTACGAAATGGCTTAAACAACTCCATATACAAACGCCTTCTTCAGCTTATGAACGAGAGGAAGGCTATTTTGGTATGTATGGATTCTATTGAATCATGTAATAGAATATCAGAGTTCATGAATGCCAGGATGGGAGCCATAACCGGTGTCGTAACATCGCTAACAACCAAAAAGAAAAGAGAGCAAATCATATCCGATTTCAAAGAAGGTAAGTTGAAGGTGGTTTTTAATTATTCAACGCTTGCTACCGGATTTGATTTTCCTGAACTTGATTGTGTGATGTTTGGTCGACCAACTTTCTCATATTCAACTTATTACCAAATATTAGGCCGCGCCGTCCGCATCCATCCTGACAAGAAAGAGGCGCTGATAGTTGATTGCTGCGACAACATGAGACGCTTTGGTCGGATAGAAGACCTGACAATCGAGCAATTCCCTTCTAAGGGCTGGTGTATGTTTGCCGGCGATCAACTTCTGTCTAATATAAGGATGGGTGATATTATTACCAAAGACGAGATCCTTCGTCGGGCAGCCTCGCTTAAATCTGTGAATGGAGATGGTAGGAGAGAAGACGATCTTGACAGCATAATAATGTGGTTTGGAAAATATGAAGGAATTAGATTCAAGGACATACCAGTGTCGTATTTTAGGTTCTTGGCTGAGAATATGGCAGTAAAACCAGGAGACAGGAAAGAAAAGATTATCGAATATTATAATAGAATAAAAGCATGAACAGCAAAAGACGTAAGAAAATAGAGGATATTATTTCCAATTTGGAAAAGCATAAAACAGATCTTGAGTTTATCAAATCAAAGCTGTCAGAGGTTAGGCATAATCTGGATTCAGCCAAGGATGATGTTGATATGATTTTAGACGAAGAGACGGAAGCAAGAGATAATATGCCGGAGTCGTTACAAGATACAGAAAGATATTATCAATCAGATGAGGCTGTAGCTAATATGGAGGCGGTTGTTGATGATATAGAAAGTATTGTAGGGGATTTAGAGAATGCGGTTTCAACCATTGATGATAAAATCAATGACATAGAAACTGGTATTATAGGGAATTTAGAGGCAGCCATAGGCGCATAACGTAAAAATATAATCATAAAATTTAACACAATATATTTGTATAGATATAATACGATACATATTTTTGTATCGTATTATTTTTTATGTGTTATATTTTATGAAAACAAATGTTACAATGGTATCAAAAGACCGAGAATTATTTGGCGTAATAATTAAGCAGGACACTAAAACTTCGTTTATGTCCTTAACAGACCTTCAGGAAGCCTATACGAAGAAGAGGGTTGAGATGGGGTGGAATGAAAAGAGAATAGAGAATATCCTATCTAATAAGGAGAGTGCGGAACGTGTTTACTATATCCTTGAAAAACAAGGATATAAGATAGAATCAGGATTTCCTGGTTTTATACAATCTGTTGAAAAAGAGTCACTTATAAAAGTGATGAAAAAAATGGGAGCTTATAAGACAATGGGTAGAGGAGAGAATAGGAGAACTATGTGTAATCCATATATATGGGTGCTTGTAGCTATGGAACTAAACCCTATGTTGTATGCTGAGGTTGTTACGTGGTTAACAGATAAGCTTATCTTAAACCGAATAGAGGCAGGTGATAAATACAATGTCTTGTCAAGAGCTATATCAAGATTTCCGGATGCCGATTACTCCAAGATGGCTAAAGGCTTAAATTGGATTGTATTTAATGAGCATGAAAGCATGATAAGAAATAGGGCTACACAGGAGCAGTTGAAAGAACTTGAAACCCTACAGTCTAATCTTGCATTCTGCATAGAGATGGGAACCATCTCTTCTTTCTCTAATTTAATGAACATGATGAGATCTATATATGTAAAGAAATGGGGAGAAGAGGCTGTAACTTCTAAAAACGTAAAATAATATGGGAGTAAAAGAAATAAGAGAACTACTTAGACTCTACAATCTCGAACATAGTGTCGTCCAGAACAAAAACTCTGGGCGGTATTCTATTATTCTCCATAACAACATCATAGGAACGAACGTAGATGGAGAGAAGGTAGTTGTGTTCAGAACCATTCCGGATGGAAGCAATACGTTCTCTATGGAGCGAAATAGATTCTATGAGGGGTTTGTAGAGGCTTTTGATGACGATAAGGCGATTGAAGCCGTAAGACAGTATTTTGAGAAAAACAGAAATGATAGGGTATAAGACGAAGATGGATTATATTACTATCGAAATGAGGTAAAACAACGATAAAGCAATGGAAAAGATGGATGATAATACTAAAAATATCCTTTATCCAAAAGGATCTATTTTTCGCATATTAAAAGATGATATAATCAGTGCCGAATTTAAAATCGTCAAAGGAGCTATAGCGGAGGCAGTATCAGACATAGAAGTAAATGATAAATATGCTGAGGTTTGTTGCAATGGGGAGACGTTCGTCATAGAAACGGATATTATGGATATTATTCTTACCAAAGACCCCATAGAAAACAAATCGGTGAAAAATGACATCATTGATGATAAACTACGATGGGATTTGCTTCCAATGGAAGAGATTGAGGACATTGTAAAAGTCTATCATGCCGGAGCCAAAAAGTACGATCCTAATACTTGGCAGAACCTTGACAACGGATTTGAACGGTACCGTGCTGCGATGTTTCGACACCTGATGGAATACATGAAAGGGGAAAGAGTGGATTCCGATACAGGATGTTTTCATCTTGCACAATGTGCATGGAACTGCATAGCTATGCTGTGGTATGACAAGCATGGAAAAGGGTTGATACCATTAAATAAGGAGGAAAAGAAATGACAATAGAACAACTAAATTATTTATTAAGAAAAGAGCTTTATGCTATAAAAAACCATAAAGACAATATTGATAGAATCAAAAAAGAATATTTTGATTCCAATTATGGGTTAAAAGAAGGAGATAAGATCCGTATTTTACACGAAGCAGGAGATGAAATGATAGGCTTCTTGAAAAAAGTTGAAGTATGTGAAGACGGAGATCTGTACTTGACAATACAAAAACAAAACGAAAAAGGTGACAGAGGCAGAGGAAAATGGAATATGTATCTATCATCAAAATTAATTAAAATTGAAAAATGTGTATAATACCATGAGAGTGTTAAGTTTATTTGACGGAATGTCATGTGGTCAAATAGCGCTAAAAGAGAATAAGAAGATTAACCCCTACAGAGTGCTCCAGGTTACAGACTGTACCAAATTGGTATAAATGGGAATGCAGCGAAACCCAACAGTACAAGATGTTGGGAAACGGGTGGACTATTAAAGTTATTGAACATATACTTAAAAGAATAAAATAATAATGATTAGAGCAAGATTTTACATTAAAAAATCCGACTGCGGTAACGACTACCGTCCAGTCAAATGGCCTATAAAATATCCATATTGGTGTAGCGCAGAATCCAGTAATTCATTTGTATTGGTGGCGTATGCTGAAGACGAAGACAGTATAAAAGAACTGTGGCCGGAAGCATACGATATTAATGTCTTAGAAAAAGATACTGAGGTTAAATTCACATTAAGATTTCCTAAGCCGAAATGGTATGAATTGCAAGAAGAGAGATTAGAAGAGTATGATAAATTATATGGTAAATTCGTATGGGTTACAGACATGTGTCTAAAAGATGGGAAAATAAGAAAGGTAAAAGCCAGAATAGAAGATTGTGGTGGTCTTTTATTAGCCGACACTCCTGGTCGTTACACCCCTTATCAGATAGGGGATTGTGCTTTTGAAAGCAAGGAAGAGGCTTTAAAACATGCAGAGGGACAGAGAACGGATTTAATTAAGTCTCTTAAGTTACAAATACACGAACTTGAAAATCTAAAATTTAAATGCGATGATTAATTACGCGGCAAAAGCCAGGAAAGCTTATTTGATAAACAATTTCGATAAGATTCTTAACAGTCTTAACACGCTTCATTCAACGGTTGAGACCATGACGTTGTTCGTAAACGACCAGGCTTATAATTACATTCTTAAGCTGAAGGGAGTGGTTAAAGGCGGTCCTATGTACAGACATAATGTTAAGCGTTTTTTAAATGAGATGGACAAAGAGATAAAGAGGTACAATGCTTCTATCTACTACATAAACAAAGAACGTAGTGAGGTTATTGCTGACATAACACAGGTTATGGAAGACTGTCTCATGCCATACATAGACGACCTGGCCGGCGCCATCAAGTCTGGCGTGTCGTCGAAGGGTCTGTCGGAGGAGCGGACGGAGGTGGCGGTCTTGGCTCTCGTTATCTCCAGCCTGGCCACTACCTCTGGAAGACTTATCTCTGACGGGTATAAGATTATGAAAGAAATGGGTGGAGGACAAGGTGGTAACCCATTTACGTTTATGAGTATCGATAAAATAAGAAGGTTGTCTGTTTCGCTGTCAGATATTATTACCGGCGGTGAGGTCCCTATTACGAAAAAGGAAGCGGATAGGGTAGCTTCGGCGATGGATGTCTTTATTGAAAAAATGTCGGATTCGGATATTGTTGATAAGGTAATCAGCATACTCGAAGAGGCAGAATCTAAAAACAAGGAGGAGCGATCGTGAATTATTTGGATGGGTATGTAGAAGAAGTTCTTTCTGAGCCGTACTATGACGATTATGGCTCTGGGGTTTTTAGGTGGTGGGTGAAAGTGTCTTACGTTTGTGAAGGAATAGGAGCTGTCACTACCTTAATGTTTGATACGAGAGAAGAAGCGGAAGCTGTAAAAACAGGTTATAAATTTTTATGTTGAAAATAATATGAGGTATTTTATTTTATTGATGGCACTTGTGTTATCATCATGTTCGCATGATGATAGTCAGGTTAATAACGGATGGGTTATATATGATCTATGTCCTTTAGAAGATGGATGTATAATGTATTATGGTAAAGACGAAAGAATTTCAATATTTTATAATAATATGCTTATAAAATTCGTTGGATACCAAGGGGAATACAATATCGGAGATTCTATTAAGATCGTAAAAGTTAAATAATATGGAAAAGAATTTAAAACTCATATGTCCAAAATGTGGCACCCCTCACCAGCCTCATTCTCCGCACACGATGGATGCAGATGGATTTGAAAGGAGTGAGATAAGAACTGTCATGGAAGACAGGGGATGGTGCTACGAATGCTCTTTTTGGCAAAACTTGTACGACAAGCACAAAGACGATCCTGGATGGGTTAGGATAGACGGTGTAAGCTGGGTGCTTAAGCCTATGGTGGAAAACGTACCGAGCGGATGGAACAGCCTTGGATGTGGTGGAAGAAAAATGTATATCAATATCGAAGGGAAAGGCATTGTTACATCAAATAACTGCTGGTGTCAAGGTGATGTTTCGGACGCATTCAAGGATCTTATGCCTGATAATGCTACTTGGGCTACGAAGGAGGAATTTGACAAAGCTCCTGTAGTAGGACATATCATAGAAGGTATTGGTTTAGTTTTCACAGATAGGGGAGGTCATGAAGTTAATGCTTAGAAACTTATTTCATGTTCTGCTTATACAAGAAAAGATGGTAACTACAACAATCCCCAACCATACAATAGGCGTACGGTTGGGGATTGTTGTCATATCGTAAAATTAAGTGTTTTTTCTAATATCAGATATTCAGTATGAACTTTACTTCCGCCATCATTTATCAAGTCCAAATTAATATAAGCTTTATATGATACATGATGATCACCAGGAGCAAGACGTTTCATATCTGATAAGAACATAGAATTTAAACCTTGGCCAGACCATGATTCTGGATATGGCAAAGGTTTAAAGTCGGCGTCTGTACATCTTACAGCCCAAGTAAGATTAGGATCTGCCCTAACTATTCTATCATGAGGTCCATCAATTACAAGATCTGGCATCTCATATTGGTAACTATCATAATTAAGGACAATAGGATCACCAAAGTTTACACCGTATATAGCAGCAGGTGGAGTAAAGCTTGTTATTAAAAAGGTTCTATTAATCCTATTGGTTGTTCTTAGCGTAAACTCATCAGGTACTATCACACTTACTCTAAATCCATAATAAGGAGAGGTTGTTAAAGCAATAGCAAGAACCACCGAATCCTGTTCAAGCAATTCCTCTGTCGTATCAACCTGACTATCGATCTCTTGCCTATCTTCCATTGGAACACCGCCTTGGACACTTATGGAATCCAGCCGTTCTTTTTTAGACAGAAAGATAAATTGCCCGCCCTGTGGAATGGTGCCTACTTTCTTTCCTTCTACGATTACCCCCCCCCTATACAATTGCTAACTATCTTATACTCATATAGTTTAGCATTATTTTCAAATCTTCTTCTCATAATTTCATAAAATTAATTCGGTAAAGGGGCGGACATAACGTGGATTACTCCTTGTACTTGTATCCAAATGATCTCCTTGGATGTTTATATCATAATACCACGAATAGGTAAATTGTGTAGATTGAGTGGATGTCCACATTTTATTACTCATTATCGTACCTCCTACCATTAAAAGGCATTCGTTTATTTCATTCGCATACAATGATATCAAAAAAAACTCTCCGGCGCCACCTACATATCCATTTTGACCATTTTTAAATAAATAGCTATTAGCTTTATTAAAAGCGTAATTTTCATTACTGGTATCATATTCAAGATACGCATTCTGATTTTCACGCCCCCAATAATCCTTTTTAACGGTCTCCATATAAGAACTATTTTGTGCAAATACATTGTCTACTCTTCCATCCTTACCCCAACGAAATGTGCCAATATATTCGGTGGCTATAACAAAACACACTTTATCTACAAGAGCTATTCCATTGCATAGATCATTGGAATATCCTTTATTAGACCAATTTTCTTTTGTATATAATCCTCCATCTACATGTTAGATGTATATGCCTTTATTGATTATAAGCGAGGGATTTACCCCCATCCCTATTTGAAATCTTCTTCTCATTTTTTTTGCAAGATACTATTTTTTTTTCATAACAAAAGAAACCGGTTCCCTATCATCTCTGACTGAGAACCGGTAAGAAAACAATTTCAGAAAAAATAAACCTACAAACTTTTCAAGTAAGAACAAAAAACGTACAATCTACTCTTTGACGATGCTAATATAACATATTGGAATCATACAAAAACAATGCAAGTCTGATATTCTTCGTCTATTCGTAGCTAACATCATCGTCTTCTTCCGAATCAGGAGTGGCGCCGATGAAGAACATCATTGACCTGTTGTTCGTCTGCTGCCACCAGTTATAGGCGCGTGCTACGTCTTCCGGCGTCTTAATGTTATACCATTGTTTGATAAACGTCTGTTTGGCGAGTTGCCTAAATAACTTAGACTCTCCTTTGTATGTGCCGGATGTTACTTTATCAAGTGAGTAATTCCTAAGATCAGTAAGATCCTTCAACTTCCGCCCCATGACAAGCGGGTCGTTAATGATATCTACAACGTTAAGCTCCATAATAAACGGCATCTGTGAAGCTATTTCGTTTATGGTTCTGAATCCGACATAGGATCCAAATTGAGTAAGCCAACTTTCTTCGTTTTCATCATCATCACGCCATCCGGCAAGAAGCATGGATACGGCTTGCATGATAAGGAACGTGCCGGCATAGACACTGAGACGTTTTATATTGGTTTTCTCTACCTCATCCATATTGTCTTTATTTTCGTTCCAGGCATCTATGATGTTTTTCATACCAGACTCGGAAGCTAAGCTAAATGTTTTGGCTATCATATTCTTTAACGTAATTGACAGTCCTTCCTCTTCTTGCATTGTCTGGAAATTGAAGCCACGTCTTTTCCACAGACGTTGAGCCGCCAGCACCAACCATCCTCGGTGGGCGGTCATGAACCTGGCTATCCAGTTGCGCGATGCGGCAGTTCGGTTTTCTTCATTCAAAGATCCGTTACATATCTGCGACAAGCTACGAACTTGATTTCTGGTTATAGCCATCTGGGTTTCAACTTCCTCAACAGTAACACCCGATCCTGGCTTTACAACCACCTTCCCATCCACGACGTCTACCATACTCCATAAAGTACGATCTTTTAATGCATTCCATTCTCTTTTTATGGTACTCTGTTCTTTATTACGTTCTTTTTCCATCTTGAAATCTTGGAACGTGTAGAACCGGCCTTTGTAATAACGAACATTGTCCATAGTAGCAATCATAACCTGCGGATCAAGAGGGTAGTTCAGGATTTCCATAAAAGCATACATAGGCGAACGCATTAAGGTCCTGGCCGCTCTATTGTATCCGGCACCATACATACGATTTCGGATATTGAATATCCCCATTCTCTCACCTATGACATATAATTTGCTTTTCCTATCTATGTCTCCGGTTTCTGCTATACAAGATGGCGCAAGACGGGAAAACTCAGCCGATGCGTATTTAAGGGAATCTTTGCTTATATACTGTCCTACGGCTGATTCCATGATGAGGTTGATATGGCCGGTAAGGGCGCCGGTAGCTGCCACAAATGGAGACAGTGCCAAGTTCATGACCGACATAAACCTTTCAACAGCCATCATAATTCTTGTAAGGTCTACCGTATATCCTCCGATGTTCACCGTAAGTTTTTTGGTGTTCATCCTAATGCCATAATAATGATCGTTGAAGAAGTCCCTGAACATCTGATATGCTTGGGTTGCTTCAGCCTTTTTACCACCTTCAAATTGTTTATTTAGTAACATCTGCTCCAGTCCTTGAGCGAGCTCTATAGACTTCTGCTTTTCGTTGTATAACGATGACTGCATCATAAGCATCGAATAAGAGTAGCCAAAATCGTGAGATACATCATCTTGGTTCTCCAATTCATATATGTAGTATTTAGGTATAGACCTAAGCCTGTCTTCTGGATCATACACTTCTCCTTGCCTGGTCTTACCATATAGAGAATCGTCTACTCTGTCCAGGCACAGATCTGATACAAAATTACGAACCGTATTTTTGAAGTTAATACCCAATCCTTCTACACGTTCTATATCTTGTTTGGATATCTGTGGAATAGCATACAGGTTCGGGCTCTGCTCTTTGTATAGATCAAGGGATTGTCTTTTTATTTCCTTGAGTTTTTGAATCATATTCCACTGCTCTACGTTTTTAGTAGCAACCTCATTACCGTCAGCATCATACTTGATACCAAAGTCATTGAAATACGATTCGTCACGATACAGGCTTTTCTTAGGCATTCGATGACCATACCCATGATCTTTTACATAATCAGGATTACGACCGCTATTTTCGGCTTCAGATTCAGCCACCCATGCCCTTGCAGGGTCGAAAGACAAGTACGATATGTCCATGCCATAATCTTGGGTGGATGTACCGTTTTGTACGTCCTTAACCATTTGCGCCACATCTATCTCACCTCGACCGATTTTGTCGATCATAGCTGCATATCCGGTAGGCGCCATGCGTTTATAGTACGAAAAAACCTGGCTTCTGGCAAATTCATTAACAATAGCATTAGCTTCTTCTACGCCCTCTTCTCTTGTATTATTTAAAAATAAGCTGGCCATCTTAGCATTAACAGCATTCCTGAAATCTCTACCGTCTAATTCTTTGCTTATACCAAGCTTTTCTGACAGGTAGTTGGTTTCAGATACGGTAAACAGATATCGGTTATCAGCAGCCTTAAACAGCTTATCCCTTAAAGCCTGAATCCTTTTTGCTTTCTTCGCCGTAGTATGACGTTGTACGAACTTCCATTCCACTTCCTTGGAGTCAGCAAGAGCATTTAAATAAGACTGATTTACTTCGTTTTCAGCCTTACTGCTTTTAGTAAGGTACTTATCAATATCTTCAAGACCCACCATCTTAGCATAATCTATCAAAATAGCGTAATCGGCTTCAATAGCTTCAGATGCGGCCCTAAAAGCATCTCTTTCGGATGAGGTAAATGTCGCTTCGTTAATTTCTCCGATATCAGCCACATCGCGATTGTTTCCGATTATTTCCTTGATAATAGCCTTATTTTTTTCTATATCTTTCACAATAGAATCCACGTCAGTCGCATCTCTATCACTTGTCGTAGAACTAATGATATCATGCGCCATTTTAAGATACGAAGCCTTGTTATTTGATCTGGTACGTGCCGACTGTTCTGATTCTACATCATTCCAAAACCGATCGTTGAATGACAGGTGACCTCCCAACATAAGTGTCTTCAGCGCAGCTTCTCCTCCAGACTCGCTCTGAATCGTTCTTAATTTTTGCAAAAACGATTCTGATACGGCATTAGTGGCATTATTTGATTCCTTTCTCCAAACTTCATTTATAGCTTGTATTTCTTTGGCCATCTTAAGTTGGTCGCCGGTTTTTTCCACTCTCCTGGTTCCTACATATATGTATTCTGAAGCTGCTTCCTTACGTTGTTTACGAAGCAGTCCTTCTTCTTCGTAATTGCTGCTTTTAAAATAGGCAACCTCATCAAAATTACCACCGCTATCAATAAAAGGCTGCCTCAATATCCGTTTTTGCCGGGATAGGGCATTAAGATATTCTTTGGTTGTTTGAGAAACCGGATACCCTAATTCTTCTTCAGCCTTTTTGTATATGGATTCCATTCTTGTGGCATAACTTTCGCTAAATTCCAGTTCCGAATTTTCAGCATCCCACTTTTCCATCTGCTCTGTATAGATCTTTTCCTGCTCGATGGTAAAAATATCGGTATTAACTCTATCAGACGATGGTTTGAATTTAGCGTTTTCAGTAACCGTATTTCCATCCTTGTCAACTACTTCTCTTTTAAATACGTAATTACGGTTATTGTCAACCACATCACCAATTTCTTCTTCTGATATCTCTATGTTCATGGCAGTCGCAAACGCTCGCATCTGCGCCAGCTTCTTATTACGATCGTATTTAGCCATATCAAGAGCACTACGAAGATAATTAGAAGTTTTGCCGTCTACTTTCTGAAGCAGTTTTTCAAATTCAGATTTGTTAAAACCATGCTTTTTAGCATATGCCAGGAAGTCGGATATGGCGGGCTGGGCATTCACCATCGCATTGTAATTGTCTTTGGCAATCATAGCTCCAAGAGCGTTATTGAACGGGCTGGAAGAATGCTCTAATATACCAAACCACCTACTTATCCAAGAAACATCGTGTTGAACCTTGTCAAAAAATTCTTTTACTCTCTTTACCTTATCTGCCGGCACATGAAGTTCGTTCATTAACTTATCAAGCAACGTACTTTCATCAAGGTCTTGTACTGATTTAATATCAGACTGAATACCATTGATGTCGGCAATGACGGTATTGATCCTATTTGTATAATCCTGCTTTTCACGTTCATCAAATTCGGTACTTCTGTTACGGATATATCCTCGAAGATCGTTCATGATCGGAAGAACCTGATTGTTGATAATATCTACGTTATTTCGATCATTGGTATTGAAGTGAAGCTTACCGTCTTTGGTATCACCATGAAGGATGGTGTTCACCACATTACTTAAGTATCTGACCTGAGCTTCGGCTGTGGAGATCATGCTGTTCATGGCAGCCGCCATCTCATTCTTGTCTATTTCGGTCTCTACCTTATTTATCTTATCTTCTATGGTCTTAAGCTGCGCAAGGGTCATAGACGTAGTTACAGCCCTATCAGAGCTTATCTGACGTAAGTCTCTTAATGTTTTTCTTAGTGATCTGATCTTAGACTCAAGAAACTTGTTCTTGTTCATAGAAGAAAGGGAGTATAATGTAAAATCATTATCCTTTAACAGAGAGGTATCAAATCCTTTATCTATGTCGGTAATAGCAAGATCACGAATGTTTTTAATAACGTTATTCAAATCTTGTCTTTGGGTAGATAAAGCTGATTTAAGCCAGCTTACGATTCCAGAGAGAAGCTGCCGGACGCGCCCCAGGAAGGAGGTGGGCTCTACCGGCGCCTGTGCTGTGCCGGTCTGCATCTCCCTGGCGAGGATCTTTCCAAGAATTTCCCTCCTAACAGCATTATCAAGCTCGGCTCCTTCATATACTTTACCGTATGTATTATAATACTGACCTGCATACTGGTTCCACTCTTCTGTGCCTTCTACATCTTGCAGAATAGCCTCAACAGCATTCTGATCTCTGTATGCCTCTACAAGGAAGTGGGCTGTTTCTTCTACTAAATCAGATAAAGTAGCATCTTCACCAACTGCTATTACGTTATTGGCAATATCCGCCAATGCCTTAGCAGAAGGTTCGTGCCCGTATTTGGTTTGATACTTCTCTATATAGTCGGTCATACCTATGACACTAACGCCCAGCGTTTTTAATATCTCTACAATAGAATTTCGTTGGTCACGTTCCTGCCTGCTATAATCCGATACGATCTTAGCTTTAGCATCAGCATAAAGATCGTTGTCTTCTAATATGAATGAAACTACAAGCGCATCAAAATGATCGTACTTAGCATCCAATTCATTGTATCTTCCTGACTTGAGATCGTTCTTTATCTGCTCCTTGCTAATCCTCTCCGTTCCTCCGGTGGCGAGCCTCATAGTTACCTTACTATTATCCAACGAGCTTATGGTTATCATACCTTGGTCGTTCATGGAAACATCGGAACCAAAATGATTACGGAGCTCGGTGTAGGATAATGCTGAATTGAAAAGTCTAATTTGTCCTGTATGTCCTTCTCCTGTAAGATAATAGCTCCTTGTTTCAGGATCGAATATCTTGGATCCGGACAAAAGACCTTTCTTTATAAGGTAGTTAATTATCCCGCCTTTCGTTGATAAAGAAGTAGAAGCAGAAGCGGTCATGACCGGTATAAAAGACTTGGGATTATTAAGAACATACTTTCCAGCCTTGTAAGTAATGTCTGCCACGCCATCCACGGCAGATTCTTGAACGGTGCCGGATAAGAATCCTATTCTAATATCATTCCCTCCAGAGCGAAGAGCTTCTCCGTAATCTTCAAATAATTGACTACGATCGTTCATGAAAAACAAACGAGGCTCTCCAGTCTGATACGTTACACCCACAGGATTAGAATCTGTCTGTGGTAACTCTTCTGGGCTAAATATCTTAAGACCGTCTTTTATAACCATATAATTAACACCCTTATCCTGTACCATAGATACGGGGGTGAAGTCCGAAGATATAGTATCTTGTAGATACTGACCGGCGTCTATTCCAGGTCCTTCCGGTACGGAAATACTTGACGGAACCATAGCATCCACCAACATAATATTATCACCCAGATCTTGGCTGTAGAATCCAAAGCCCGATTCTCGGATTTCATAAGGTGCATCTGATTTTGACACAAGAACAGGATTACTCATCTTAGAAGCCTTATCCAGCACCCTTTCTCTATAGGCTTCCGGAATAAGATCGATGTTGGATTTTACCTTATTATAAGCCGGTTTGTTGATAGGCACTCTCTTTCTCCAGTCGCCAAAAGCCTTTAAGAACTTATTAGAAAATACGGTTTTAAAAACAGTAGTAGCCCGCTCCCTATTTTCCATAAGAGGAATAGATGCTATTTTATCAAACAACATAGACCTGTCCCCTGATCTGGTAGAGACAGAAACAACTTTCTTTTTATTATCTCTTTTAATAATACACGTTGACGCCATAAGAATTTATTTTGTTTTGACACAAAGGTAATTAAAAATCAGGCACATGATAAAAACAAAGCCGTCTAACTTCCCAGTCTGACGGCTTAATATACATATGAAAAAATAATTATAATCTGACGTAAATCGTCAAGTTACGCTTACGCATTATATTTGTACCCATTTCTATGAATAAACCTTCCTGATTCGAACCTTTCCACATCATCCGGTCCAATAGGTCCGCAGTCTTCCCTCCTTGCCTCATACCACAGCCCCGGCTTACGGAGCCGGCAGGTTATGACGTATTTAAAGCAGTTGTGAGTAAAATGGAATACGGAGCCTACTGGGAAATACCTGGTAGTTTGAAACACTATTCTTTTTCGTTTAGTATCAAACACTATATCTCCTACTACCTTAGCCACGTAATAGCTTCTGCCATTTAACGTTTCATCTGTTTGTGGTATCCAATAATAACCTCTTGCCATAACGCAAATATATGAAAAAGTCAGATAACTTACGTACCCGACTTCATTATTTGTTTAAATAGACCAGTTCCGTCTATTATAATATGACCGTTTCTCATGCGGTCATTATTTGGGTTATAGAGAAAGTTAAGACCATCCACTTTCTCTTGTTTTTCAAAAGAGTTGATATCCTTTCCTCTACTTGCCCTATCAAAAGCCTTCTTAAACAATTTGCCTCTGAAAGTCATAATAATCTTTCTGGTAGCGCTATTCCCGGCTCTTACCATTACTTTCCTTGCCTGGTCTTCCGAGACAAAACTGCTTCGAAAAATATACGATGCTGCTGCTTGTATGTCCTGCTTGGTGATCATATGATAAACATTTCTTTCAAGATACTGATATTTATTGCGTATATCAGTTTTATTTCATCTTTATTATATACGTCAAAAAAGGATTTACTTAAGTCCTTTGAATCTTCGCTCAATTGAATTATGCAATTACCAGTTTGACATACTCCCATCGCTAAAGCGAATGGGATTCTTGGATACAAGCGCAAGAAACCCCGATATTACTATCGTTGGAATTACTCTTGCTCTCCAATTCGGAAATGCCCTTCCGAAGTATATTACGGGCTGCAAGAACATCACGGTCGTTAATCGCTCCGCACGCTGGGCACACCCACGTGCGGTCGCGTAACGACAGACCTTTATTAATGCAGCCACATTCACAAGTTTTGGAAGAAGGATACCATTTGTCAATCTTGTGTATCGTTACTCCATACTTTGAAGCAACATACATTAGTTTGTCAATAAAAGAAGAATGACTGAGATCAGAAACTTTCTTTCCCCACAAACGTTTCATTCCTTCAATGTTTAGATCTTCAATAAAAATATAATCATACTGTTTGCATAAATCATGAGCTAATTTCCATTGAAAATCCGATCGAAGATCGTTTATTTTACGATACGCTTGTTGTAGTTCAAACAGTCTCCTTCTCCTATTATTGGATCCTTTCTTTGCATTAGAAAACCGTTTGTTTAGTTTTCTAATCTTGTTTTGATATTGTTTGAAGAATAGTGGAGACCCAATTTTGCTACCATCACTTTTAGTTAAATAAGTTTTTAGTCCAAAATCCAATCCGATAGATGCACCATCATGTGTCTTTCTATAAGAGCTTATAGGATTATGATCTGTAACTATAATCAAACTAAAACGGGAACAGGTTTCTCTAACTATTCTAATTTGTTTAACATTACCTTCGTAGACTCTACTGTATGAGAATCTAAATCGTTTTTTCCTTTGTTAATTGTTAGACAATTACCATTTAGGGTAAACCCTCCTTGTTTGAAAACAAATTCGCCACCGTATCTTTTATTAGCCAATTCTTCTACGGTCATAATCTGTCCCCTCCTAATCCTGAATTGATGCTAACATACTTGACACGGACATCATTTCCACGTCCAAGCTGACCCCAGCCGGGCGATGGCGTTCCCTTAGCCGGAGCAGGGACAGCCCTAAGCCGAGACCAGTCCTGCTTTTGCCTCATGACTTCAGCCTCTTTGTAATACCGGTTACACAGTTCTTGATCTTCGTAACCAACGTAATCTTCCTTATTTTCCATAAAAAATACTTTTTCAACAAAAGTACGACATTCATGAATTAATTAGATTTAAAATAAAACAATATGAATTAAAATAAAAACCCGATACGTTAAAATCGCATCGGGCCCGGTATTGAAAAAAAAAATAGGTTCAGATCTTGGGTAAAGATTCGAGCCAATTTTTAACATCTTTATATTTAGGGTCTTTGTCTATTCTATCTTTCAGTTCATGCAATGCTGAGTCCATAACCGTATTCGGTACGCCAATCAACTCTCCTATTAAATACAAGGGGGTTTTATTCGATTTAGATTCATGTGCTATATTCATATCCCAAAAAAAGTTATGTGAAACAAACCGGCCACGGGTATTCTATTGCCCGCCGACCGGTATAATATTTTTATTCCTTTTTTTCCAAACGGGAAAAACGGGAATGCGGGAATCATATTTTTTACTATGGCTCCCGCACCACCGGAAGGACCTGGATCTGGATCTCAGGTCAGATCCTTCCAGTTTATTTTTTCGCCGAGGTAATCTTGCACGGCAAGCCATCTTATAAAGGCTACTCCTTCGGGAGCATCCGGATCATCCAAATACATTAACGTAGCTTTCACCAACTCGTTCTCACATTTGAAGACCTTCGGAAAACCATCCGAATAGTACATTGCAAAGACATATTGGACATCGCCCCATGTCGCTTTATCCGGCTTCTTCGCTCCGCACTTTTCAAAAATATCTTTTATTTCCGGCTGCTTCCAGATCCTCTTGGATCCATCGACGTTGACCATCTTCTTTACCGCCTCATCAGCGAGAGCATTAGAAAAATGGTAGCCGTAAGTATCTACATATTTCTGATAAGCTGGATCCTCTGCGTCTGCTCCTCAATAAGAACGACCTCTGCCACGTCCGCGACCTCTACGCATCTGAGGTCCGTCACCGTAGTATCTGTCGTCTCCATAGTAATCGGTCGGGTAGGATTCGTAACCCATCCTCCGGTATTCCCGGTCCTCCATTTCATGACGACGTTCGCGCTCTTCAAGCCTTCTTTCCCTTTCTTCCAGCTCGTTTTCGCGTTCTTCCATTTCCTTCATCTTCTCATGCATACCGTAATGGTCGTAAATACCACCACCGTACCCCATGTACGTCCCATCAGAACGCCGGCTTCTGCCTCTGCCTCCACCTCGTCTGTCTTCTATCTCGTCATATCCAGGATATTCTCTGTGTCCTGAATTTAAATCATATACTATCATATTACACTTATTTCAAACGTTCTACAATTAACTTCTTTAAATCTTCGAATGAATCAGTAAGGTCATTCACCTTATTTTCTATACCAGCTATTTTACGATCCTGCTCTCTCGTTTGTTTGAATGCCGGATTGATGTCTTCTAATTCTGATCTATGGCGCTACGATTACCTTGAATTGCCTGCATCAAAAGTTCACGACCGTAATCGTTATTCAACTGAGCCGGCAAACCATTGGCGCAACAATCACCGCCATTTCCAAAACCGTTACCGAAGCCGCGTCCACCCCACAGCCAGAACAAAACAATTATCCAGAGCCACCAACCGTTAGCCCCACCGAAACCGTCCTGGTTGTTACGACCGTTCATCAAAGCCGCCACCAGATTCGGATCCATTTTATTACCACCTATCAAATTAGCAAACATGCCGGGAATCATTGAAAGAAGACCGTTAGTGGCTGCACCACCACCGTTAGCCCCGGCTCCATCTAAAAGGACGATTTTATCACCACCCATAATTTTATAGTATTTAATTGTTAAACATACGTGCATGAAGCACGTAACAAAGATCATGATTGCAGGGTGGAACAAGGCTGAGTTTGTTTCCGATAAAATGGAAGGATTTTCAGTAAAAACGGAAATATAATATACAACGAGTAGTTTTCCCCATTTATGGGGAAAAATTGATAATCAGCAACTTTCGCTTTTCCTTTTTTGGGTAAAGCGCTGTAAATCAAAACAGGATCCGCATCACTGCGAATCCTGCCTCAACTAATCTAAACTAAAATACCATGAAAAACTTTTCCCCACTAAAACTAAAGAACGAACAAATGTATGAAAATACATGCTTTTCACAAAGAATCCGTATCCTGTTCTTTGGTATGGTTAAGTACATGGGATATAGTTCTGATACTTAATCCGGTTTGATTTTGTATCAGATTATAAATATAGGATTTTGAAACTACAGTTCTTAATTGACCTAAATCATTCATAATGTTTTTATACATAAGATGAATGCTGTTGTTACGTTTGATGGTACTGATTCTCATTTCCTACTGTTATTAGTTACGTTCGGTTCTTACTTTTTCCTTATTTCCATAATCCCTTCCTGAAACTAATATTGCAAACTTAACAAAAATAATTCATAAACAATGAAAATCTAACTTTTCTTGTATGTTATTGATATACGTGCATATATAAGAAAAGTGAGACTTTCACAAGCCTCACTTCCCAAATTATAACTATGAAAAAACTATATATATATACAAAAATTACCTGCATTCCAATTTGTTAAGATCATCCAATTCAGACTTGCTTACGGTCATGTCTTGCGTCAAGCCAGATCTGTTTTGGTATGGAGCGTAATCAGTTTCTACCGTCTTAGCCTTCTGAGTAGAATCGTATTTCACCTCCGATTCGGTTCCTGTCAGATTTTGGTAGATAGAGCCGGAACTACTCTCGCTTACTTTAGACCATATCTTATTACCTACTCTTATAAAATTATCATAAATACCTTCTGCTGTTATAACACCATCTTGCTCTACGATATTAGAACCCGATTTTTCTTTTAACAAATACGGGTGCCTGGTGTAAAAATAGTGTTCAAAATCATTCCCAGCATACGAAGGGTCATACCTCTCCAAATAAAACAATTCTGATAAAGAAGGGTCGGTACTGGTCATGCTATAATCAAACAACATCAACCTGTCTTTTCCAGATAAAGATAATTCTATTGATTTCAAAATATCAGGATCATCAGAAATAAGACCCAAAGATGGACCAGGTTTGAAGTCAAGATACTTATAGGCATTATCATATAATTTTGTTTTATGGAGTTTGTTGTCAAGGTAAGATTGGTATAAATCGAATAAGGATAATGGGTTTTCGCTATCTTGTTTTTTGTTCATGTATCGACTATACTCCCGATCCACATCCACGTAAGGAACGTCAAGTACCGCCGGGTGCCCAAACGCCATCCTGGTCATTATCATGTCCTCCGTGTTCTGAGAATCCATGAACGATCTGACGTATTTTTTAATGGAAGCCATGAGCGTATTATTATCTACGTTCCGTACTTTCTCTTTATCCAAAACGCCGTTCTTAAAACAAGATTCAGGATATATTTTAGTAGAAAAATGAGTTAGGTTGTGCTTGGCTAACACTGTTGATATTTGATACATCTCGTTAAGATCATCTTTGCTGATCCTTTGATATAGATTATCTCCTACCTTAAGCAATGAATGTTTCTCAAATGCCTCTACTGGGTCTATATCGGATTCAGAATAAACGATATTCAAATTATCCATATACCCCGGTAATAATCCAAAATAATAATCTGTGCTATCACCAAGAACATCATCTATAGAAGATGCCAACGTTGGAGCATAATTTACATCATTATGCCTGGCCACATAAATATCAAGATCCAGCATCAAATTATCTATCTTATTCAAAGACTCTTCTGTGCCATCATAAGTTTCCGATGTCCCTATTATATCTATGCCAAACCACGTACAAGCCTCTTCTATATCCCATATCATGCTTCTTAAATCGGATTCGGTGTCGGCATTAGCCCTATGTAAATAAGCTGATATACGAGCTCTTAGGAACTCTATTTTGCCAGGATTGTAATAAGACAGATCTTGTAGCTTAGACAAGGATCTTCTCTTGCCTTCTACCACATCATCCCCTTCTATGTTTATTACCGGAATCTTATTCGTAGATGAGAACTCATCAAACATAGATTCGGCAAATTCTTTATCAGAAACGAATTTCTCAACCAGTTCAGGGTATGAGTTTCTCAACGATTCAAAAGCAGATGAAAATTCAGAAAAGTTTTTTATGCCGGCTACTGTTTTACGCATAGCATAATAAAGCTCAGAAGGATTATATGGTACTTTTTTACCAAATTGGTTAAACACTCCCTCCTTGTAAACAATAGGACCATACTGATAGTCAATAGACATAAAATAATTATCTTTTTCCCTATCATGTTCGTTAATAGAAGAATCTATTAACTTTCTCATGGAAGTCGAAACCTCGTTTAAAACAGAAGGATCGGATAAAATACGACTTATTTCTGTTTCATCATACAAACCGGATCTCCTTAATTTCTGCTCATTCAGTATCAAACTGCCATCTACATAAAAATCGAAGAGGATAGCATTAGACAATGAAGACGCATTGAAAAAATAATGAGTAGACAAAAGGAAATCCCTTACATCCTTAATGTCCTGAGCCGTTAAAGGATCAGCAAAATAAGTCTGACGCTTCATATACGACAGCACGTCTTCTAAAAGAGGTTCGCCATTGGGATCGGTATTAAACATCTCCCCTGGAGCCGGGTTGTTCCAATGACCGTAATACGACAAAAAACCAGGAGTGTAAGCCTTAGCCCATACCTGAAGGGCCCGCTCGCTGTTTCCTAATACTTTTAAAGCACTTTCGTAAAGAACGGAAGGCTCCCCGTTAGGAGCCTTAACCCGTTTTATTTCATTTTCCTTTTTTTCTATCTGACATTTGACACCCATTGTAATTAACTTTTTTGCAAAGTTAATTATAAAACCGACTTATACAATGACGGATCCCAAATTCCTTCTATATAAATCTCCGGAAAACTCAAACTGCCATCACGAAGAGTGGTGACTTCCAAGCTGGGAATGTTGAAAACAGTACTGGTATCACCAAACTCACCATTCAACTTGATAGCATTTCCGCTGTTATTAGCCTCATAATAAAAATAACAATAATTTTCATTAATGCTTGGATCATATTCGTACCAATATGTTAGATCTTGTATATGATCTTCTATGTTACCAATTTTGTTTTCACCTAATATAAAAATACCATTATTGCTATGATTATAAACCATAGATTCATAACCACCATAATTCCAATCACTATTAAACCTTATGTAACTAACATCGGAATCATGATCTTTTAATACAGGCCCTATATGTATATGAATTTTATTAAACTGACATACATAAGGTCTTTTTCCTCCAAGCCTTTTTATATCTTCATTGGATAACTTATTATAACATCCTCCCACAAAATTATCCGCAGCATTAAAAAATCTCCTTCTCATACTTAACACTCCTTATTTAACTCATTTATCGAATCCGAATTATCAGAACCTTCTACAAGATTCTTATTCCTATCTATCTCTTCCTGGCTCATGTTACTCATCATATTTTGTATTTTCCTACCAGATTGAGATAAAGAACGGATGAATGCGCTGGAACTTATCTTAACTCCAAGATCCGGTTTTGCCCTAAACGCTTCACCGGTACTGATATTATACAAATCATACACACCTGAGTTCATATAGAATTTATATATCCAGTTTCCACCAGCTTTTTTGTATCCTAATTTGGTTAGCTCGACTACACTCATACCAAATTTAATGCCATTACGACCCATTATCTTCTCCGGTATAGGTTCTACCTTAGCCGGAACAGATGTATATGCTTCATCACCGCCGTACAGGAAATAAGGGGTTGTCACCCTTGATATGTGAGTAAGCGGTTCTTCGGATATACGAGGCTCGTCTTTCGCAGCCTTAGATTCTTTCCTTGGATTGGATATTCTAATAAAAGGATCGTATGTCAAAAAGGTTAAGCCGTATTCTACTTTATAACCTGATACGCCGTTAAGGTCCCTTATAGCCTTAGTCGTATGCGAGTGATTGATGGTGTCTATACCATACCTTGATTCCATATCGGTCATAATACTATTAACCTCATCTCCCTCTACATAAACCTCTTCTCCTTCCGGGATAGAGGTTATGCCGGCAGCCCTTCTAAGTAGCCATAAAGTAACTTCAGCAATGTCAGAGAACTTATCTCCGTTCTTCCTATAGTTATCTACTCTTCCTTCTTCAGATCCAGGTAATTCGACATTTCTTTCAACTTCGACATTTGTTCTGGATTGTCCTTTGCCTTCTCCATCTCCCTTTTTATCGCCATCTTCCTCAGTGCGTACTGCACCGCCTTCTGCACTTCCTTCTTTTCCATCATTTAAAATATTATCTGATTCTGACTCTATAGACTCCACGACAGCATCATACTCTGGTATGCCGCTAAGGAAATCTGCTACGTTATTCAAAAACTCTATTTTTTCCTCGTTTGTCATATCAAGGCTTTCCACGGGCTCCCATATGGCAGGCAAGTTGTTTGATTTTATTGCAGTAGAAACATCTTCTACAGTTTTATTATCCACCGTAGGCAAAACTTTAGAAACCAAACTATTGATATCAGATTCCATTTTTTCTACTTCCTCTTTTGTGCCATATTCTTTTAGGGTATCCATGCCATTGACTCTAAGAGAATAATTCAAAGCCTTGCTTGGAACAAAATTAATATATTTCAAAAAGTTTTTCAACTCTGATATAATTTGTTCGTCAGATCTTGGCCCAACATAATCAACCACCACCTGATCTGTTTGAGAACGAAGCCAAAAAACGTATTCTTCTAAGGTCTTACCACCTTTACTGGAAGGAGTGGATATTTTATCACCTACTGTTCCTTTAGGTTCTAATCCCATTTCTTCCTTAAGGCTTTTAGGATTACCTCTCTCACGAAGAAACCTCAAATCACCTCCTACAATCTTCCTTGCTATAAAATCAAAAATATTAGCATAAGACGGCAATCCTTCTTTTTCTATATGAGATTCTATTTCGTTTAACATAAGAGAGAAGTTTTTCCTGGAGGTACGCTTCTTGCCAGGTAAAGACCGCGCAGCTTGTGCCGCAGGAGTCGGCTGAGCTAATGGCGCCGGCTGAGTCTCCCGGACAGCCCCTTCCTCTGGCATTTCCTCTTCATAAACATCCACGTCTTCTTTAGAAGTAACGGTCTTACCCTCATCAGAGAAAGGAAGATCATCCTCTATAAGCGATTTAGGTCTGGAAGATGATTTACCAAACTGAATCCTGATCTTAGGAGCAACAAACATCTCACCTTCAAAATCTATTCCAGATTCTACTTCAGACGTCACAATGTCTTTCACGCTCCTACTTCCATCTTCTACCCACTTAACAACATCAGGAACCGTAGATAATTTTTCTATAGCCTCACGAGCTTTTCTAAGCCCTGAAATAGGATTCAAGTACGATACTTGATACGAAGCCGGATCAAGACCTAACTTGGTTAGATACGCATTAAGATCTTGTATATCATCTTGACCCATCTGTAACAATTCAGAGCCACTGGATTCAAGCAGCATATCTATAAAAGAAATCCATTTCTTTCCTTCCTCTGATTCTACAGAACGTAGACTAACCGGGAAAAGATAATTAAGACCGTTTTTACCCTTGATAACAACTACCGGAACTCTTATATTTTTGTAATTATTCCCCTTGTCATTTAATATAGAATAAGCAAATGGGAAGCCTGTGTATTTAGATCCGTTCTTAAGCACGACTTTGCCATTTAATACATATCCTACATCAGATACTTTTTCAGCACCTTTTTCGGTAATAGGGAGATTTTCTACCTGGCCATATCCTTGACCGTTTACCTTCATGTTAAACACCGGTCTTCCGGGAAGAGTCTGGGCAACAACATGCGTGCCGACGCTGATGGTAGCCGACCGACCAGCATCTTTCTTCCACTTGTTAAAAGCCGTTCTTCTTATTTTACTTATACCATCTATGCCCCCTGTGTCAGCTTTTACAACAGAAACGAATCTGTTCCCACTCATGACCTTGATAACCATATTGGACACCAGTTTATTCTCAGCAGATTCTATTCTTTTTTTATCGCCGGACTGAACAGCATCATTGTATTCGGCAAAAAGAGACTGATTATAGGTATCATTTACATCTATTTCGAGATTAACCTTATCTCCTTTTTTCAAAGAAGATAATGCTTCCTGATCTATTTTATCTACTTCATTCTCTCCGAATCCGACACCCGTTCTGTACGGAACCAACTCATCTGAATCAAGACGCTTATAAACCAAAGAATAGGAATTACCCACGTCCTGAATAGACACGTCTGTGTAACGGTTAAGAACACGAGCCGATTCTTTGTCTATAGACCATCTCGCATGATAAGGCAATTCAATTATAGTAGCCGTTTCTCCACCTATATTAAGAGAATACCTTTTAGTGCCATTAGCGTTCGTTTCAGAGCTTATTTGAATAGGAACCAATGATTTTATAGAAGATATAAATTTATCGGCTCTAAGACCTGCAATTTCATACCTTTCGTTGCCATCGTTGGATATTCTTCTAACCATCAACGTCTCTGGATTCTGGGCGCTATCTATGTTAGCTCCAGGCGTATTATCGGATTCATCTAACTCATTTACAAGAGAATCTATATTAGCATCATCCTCCCCAAAATTACTTAACGTAGATTCGGAAATACGACCTTTATCAATAATCCTGTTTTGTTCGATATAAGGAAGGAGATCTGTGATGTTTCCAACTTGGCCAAGATCTTCTATGGTAAATACCGAATCGGCAAGCTTATCTTCGTCAACCTTCTCCCCTTTATCCCGTCTGTTCATTATATCAACATACGAAGAAATAGCATCATCAAGTTCCTTCCTTTGATCTGGTTCTAAATTGGATTTAGCCATATCAATAATAGCTTTATTATCCTCATACACAGATCGAGGTTCAGTAAGTCTCCTAACTTTATCTGATAAATCTTTTATCATCTTAGCCGGACTATCACCAAGATTTGATATATAATCATCAATATCCTGTTTATACTTTTCATATATCTCCTTCTCCCTTGGAGATAAAAGATCTTGATTACCTGTATATATCTTATTTACGATACGTTCTTTAACCTCTATAGGTGCAGACAAAAGATCTTCCATTGCCGACTCATAATCAAAATCAGACAATATATCTTCTTTCGGCTTCTGAGTTATACCATCGTTTAGATGACCAAATACTTTCATGGTAAATGCTTCATCTGAATTTATTTCTCCATTATTCAGAAGCTCATCTATTTTTTCATCCAAACTAATATTATTACCCTCTGTCTGGTAAAAACGATCACTTTCTATAGATTTAGTATTAGAAGATACCATATCATTTAAAAACTTAGAAAATAAAGAAAAATCATGTCTCATGAATTTCTTATCCTGTATGGAGTTCATAAATGACCGTAAAACCTTATATTGGGTAATGGCTTGCTGGTATTTCACCACCATATTTCTTAAATCCTCTGCTTCTTTCTTCCCTTTATTATTCTCAATATAAGTACTTAAAGAAGCTACAGAGTCATAAGCTTTCAATATATCTTCAGCAGTTATTGTTTCGGATTTAAACAACTCAAGAGCTAATACTCCAGGATCAAAAGAATAAAATACTTCTTTATAACTACTAAGAAGATCTTCTGACAACCTTCTATATTCCTTATTAAGATTATCGTATTTAATAGTTTTTTGTTTTATAGCCTCTGCTTCGGTATCATTGCCATCCTCTACTCTTCTTGGAGTTGTAGCCAACCTCTCTATTTCAGCATTCAGATCATTGATCTCATTACGCAATTCCCTTAACTGATTAGCTGTATCAAAAGCTTGACTTGATAATGAATAAAACGTATTTATATCATCAAACAAATTATTGTCATTTACATAATCAGCAATATCATTTGATGCTTCCATTGCCATATCCTCTGCATCCAACCCCTTAAACACAGCATTAGCAACATTAGATCGATAAAGATCAGATGAAGTCTCAGCAGTAATAGCCTCAGCAAAAGAAGAAGCTTTTTTATAATTGGCTAACTTCTTATCAAAATCTTTTATAATATCTTCCTTGTATTTTTTAACAGTTTCTTCATCTACTTTCATTTCAGAAGCCAACTCACTTTCGTCAAGGCTTTTAACCATTGACCTGAAATTGTTAGCCGTATCCTCTAACATTCCCATTCTGTCAGATAATTCAAATTTAGAATAATAATCTGATTCAGGATCATTCATTTGAGCATTAAATTCGGCTAAATTTCGCATAGAGTCTTTTACAGATTGAGAAGTAAAAGCATTATTACTATTAAATTTCTCAACATCAGTATTAATAGTACGCTCTTTATTTCTCCTTTCATATAAACCAAAAGCACCATTTCTGGCTCCAAACAAACCACCAATCAGGGATCCTATACCAATCTCTTTCAATCCTTCTTTGGTTGTAAATTGTTCAGCTATGGCCTTAGAAAAAGAATCAACTATAGAAGACGTAGCATCAAGATACGTCTTATCATATCTTGATCTAATAAAATCTTCTCCCATGCGCTGAGCAACACCTTGCATGCCTTCCTCCCATACACCTTCAGATATGGGTCTTTTAGATACATTCCAAATAGTAGCTAAGGATTTCTGGAATAAATTTGCTTTTACCGTCTGTAATCTTCCAGCATCACCCGCTACCTTCTTAGTCCCTAATCCAAACAAATAGCGATCTACAAAACTCTTTGATCCCCTATATGTGTTTGATACACCCTTTAATCCAGGTATGTATTTAGAAGCAAAACCAGTGTCTACTCCAAGATATTTTCCCAGAAGAAGATAATTGGATAATCCAACTATACCCATATTAGCTAAAAATATGCTGTTTGCCGTATCGGAAATAGAACTCTTAAATTCAGCCATCTCAGACTGATTAGGATTCCGACCATACATATTTTTAAAATATTCCTTGTATTTACTTTCAGAGTCTTTCATAAAGGACTGAGCCTCCACGGCAGACTCCCAGCCGGCGCCCACAAACGTATTTACTCCTACCTTGGCCATATTGCCTATGGCCCTGCCGTACATCGCTCCTGCCCTATACGCTCCAAAAGCAGATTTTACAGCACTTGCCGCAATCTTAGACGCCGCCATCTTTCCGGCCACCCTCATCCCTACTTTAGCACCAACAGCTCCAAGACTTGACACACCCATCCCACCTGTAAGGTAGGCAGACAAAATAGCTCCTGTCGTAAACGATAGACCATTTCCAATAACATCATTAAAAATAAAATTTGCAGTTCCAAGACTCTGCAAAAATCCCATATCACGTTCTTCTCTTGTATAATAATGAGGAAGAGAGTGGTTTATTCTTTCATCTATATCATTTATGGTTCGTGTAAAATCATTGTCAAATGCAGAAGATAACGTACCAGTCTTTATAAGATTATACGCAGCCGGGATAATACCTACTACTCCTGATACACCATATAATGCTGTTTTTGTGACAAGCTTCCCTATGCCATTAACAGCCTTATTCCAAGTAGTTTGACTTCTTCCGTAATAATCTTCATTATCCCTTCCTGGCATATAACTTTTAAACTTTGCAAGACCGATGTTCCCATCGGATAAAAAGTCATATGCTTCATCTAACTTAATAGTTCTTCCTTTACCAAATACACCAAAATCAGCAGCAGATGACTGTTGATTACCAGCTATAACCTCACCATAAGACGTTTGTTTACCAGAATAAGTATTCCTTGATTTATCTTGAATAGATTTTATCATGGAATTTAACTTATTATAAGACTCCTCTTTCTTCTTTCTTGGATCATCTCCACCATTCAGAGCCGATTTTAGTCCAGAAAAAGATGTGTCTACATCAAAAGAAGTATCTATTCCGCTAATATCATATCCTTTTTCTGAATCATCATCAGGATTTATGGCTGATACCGGGGGAGTATATGAACCTACTTTCATCCTCTCCATCTCTCTTTTTGCTCCCTCAATAAGAGAAGATTCTTCTTCATATCGCGTAGGAACTCCGGCATTATACCCTCTTAATCCAGTAGATGGTAAGAAACCTGATTTCTCTACCAATGTCTGTTCCTTATTTTCCATATATTATTCCCTATTTACACTATTCAACAACTTCATCAACTTGCCGTTTTTATTCAAAGACGTAGGCAAATTACCTCCTTCTTTTGCTGCCACCATATCCTTAATCTCTTCTGTTATGGCTGCCACAACAAAATCAACTATTTTTTTCTGAGGCGCAACAGCAAGTTCTTTAGACACATTATCCGCAAACCATACATTAGGAGTATCAAACGAATCTATTAACTCAGGTTTACCATTCTCCATAAGATAAAGCCTTGTCTCATATCCATAACCGTAACTTGTCTTAGGATCATAACCTTCAACCTTTACACCAAGCTTTCCACTGTTATCCAATATATCTTTAGCTGCATTAAGAAGCCAAACCTTTTGTTCTGGCATATCATCTAAATTATTACCAGATTCATTTATCATATCCGATAACACTTTCATCATTGAAGATACAGAAGCATAAGCGGGTGATATATCTGAATTTTCAAGCATCTTCGGATACCACATATTGGTATCACTTCCAAATGTAGGTCTTATAATACCACTTTCATATCCACCTATATCGACGGAAGGAGTATTAATACCAGGATCTATGCCATTATTTATCAACTCTGTTTCAGATACCTCAACAATATCTATTTCCTCTCTTTCACCAGTATGATTAGCAACCAAACTGTAAGTCTTCTCTCCATTGTCGGCTATTCCCGATTCTGTCAAAGAAAATGATTCAATAGTTGCCGATGATGATTTCGATTTACCAACAGGATGCTCTGCCATTTTCTTAGTAAATAGATCCCTGAGAACCCCCATCTCTCTATAACCAGCCTCCTTGGAGGTTAATTTGGTTGAATACGTTACTGTGTTAGGTGAATACAGTTCGAGATATTCTTTACGTATCTCATTTATACCATCATCTTGAACCTTAGTTATTTGATCAGCTATATTAATATCACTTACTGCATAGTTTCCAACGCCCTCCATTCCACTAATAGAATACAGTGCATTAAAAAACACCTTTTCTTCACCATCCGAGAAACTATTTTTTACATCATCGTATTTTTTTAAGAAATACCTGCCACTTTTGCTATCCCTCTCAAATACTTTAGATAAATCAATGCCATCATTTTTCACCCTCTTTCTTATAGTAGCTATATCAGCAGGCGAGAATCCTTTTTCATAATATCTTACTCCAGATTCTACATCGCCGACTGTACCTCTATTTTTTCTTAAAATATCATTAAGGGATAACGCTGTAGCATAGGCTATATATTCTTCGGGTTTACCTCCTTCCTTCTGCGCGATCGCATTTGCTATTTCAGATACAATATTATCATAAATCTTATTCTCCTTCTTAATTCTATCATTCTCTATATCCATCTTGTCTACAGCGCTATTAAGCTGCATATAAGCATCTGTGGCAGCTTTTCTCTCTGCCATAGGTAGCTTATCAAACATATCATTAGAAAGACCTCCATTGTCCTTTATATACTTAAGAAGTTTTTCTTCATCCATAAGATACTTGTATCCTGATGTTTCATCCGTCATATTTCTTGATATGGCAGCTTGAATATTTTTCATGTTTTCAGCACCAAGGGCCGTAGATAGTCTACTTCCGGATGTTACAAGATCTGTATATGCCTTATTAAACTTCTTATGAGTTTCTTCTGATATGCTAATATTTTTAGTTTCGATAGGATTAGCTGAAATAGTTCCACCAGAGTTTGTGCCAACGCCCACCTGCATGGCTCGGCTTCCAGCTCTGCCGCCTGCCGCTCCTGCACCAGAGGACATAAGTTTTGCTATTCTGGCTTCATTAAGCCTATTCTGCATCTTCAGACGTTCTTCGTCTAATCCAAATCTGGCTTCATCCTTATTCTTACCATATTCAAACTCTGCAATATCCCTATTTCTTTCATATTCAAATTCTATCTTCCATTTTTCGAAATTCAAATTAGCTAATCTTTCCCTCTGATTATATTCTTTGGTTTTCCAGTAAAGCTCGTCGGCTTTGATTATGAAAGACGAATTATCATAAGCATATGAAGCAGCAGCATTATTAATAAAATTATTTTCAATAACCTTCATCGCTCCAAGATACGGATCGTAAGTCCTTTCATCCATTCTGCTAAATTCAGATTTCATGGAAGCTATTTCAGATTTGGCTCTCTTTATTTCATTTTCAACCATTTCTTTCTTTGCAGGATCAGAACCCAAACCGGAAAGATCGGCAGTAAGAGCATCAACATACCTCTGCTTATCACTTATCTGCTTATTCATAAAACCAAGAACAGAATCATACGAATATAAAGAGGGATTAGAGTCTACCATGTAAATAGCCTCCACCTGCATCTGCTGCCTTGCTTTATCTGATAACCCTGACAATGCAAAAGAAGCTATCTGTTCAGGAGTAAGCATATCCTTAGTTACTTCTTGTACTGCCCCGGTAGGATGACCATCCTTGTCAAGAATAGGAATCTGAACTTTAGCTCCTTTATGAAGCTTGCTTATAAAATCTATCCTATCTTTTAATTCCTTATTATAATCAGTATAAGGAGTATATTGAAGAGGAGCAAGACGGGAACCAGCCTTTCCATCATTCACCCATTCATTATACGGCTTTAAAGCCGCATAAGCATTCGCAGCAGAATAAAGTTCTGGATTATTTATTTGTAAATCAGATAGCATTTTATGCATTCTCCTGCCTTCTTTTGTGCCGGCAATCGCGTTAATGACCGTATCATCCAACACTGAACTGATCTCTCCTTGTATGGCTCTCGTAACACCATCAGAAGAAAGATCCACGCCTTTGAATTTTTGATTGATGTTAGCAATCACACCTGACATCTTATCTTCCATATAAGCGCGGGCTTCAGGCTTATCTATCTCTTGACCCATAAGATAATCTACCTGGGTATAGATCTTTTCACGAGCAGCATCAACCTTCTGCTGTTTGTACATCATGACGTCCTTAACAAGATCTATGTTGTAAGGACTAACATATGGGGCATATTGCCTTAAAATACTATACTGTGAAGCCACTATTTGGTCCTCCTTCTTCTTTTAGTTTCATCATCTTCTTCATTTAAACTTCTCAAGTAAGGTGTAGAATAATCACCCATATTCATCACATCTTGATTACCTTGAACGTAAATAATTTGACCACTTGGAAGCATTCTCATATTCGGAGCTATGGAAGCTATGGTATTCAACGATGTACGAACATTGAACTTATTCTGTATCTCACTGTTTATGCTGTCATAATAACGAGCAAGATTTTCATCCCTTATAGCCATAGCCTTCAATAATCCAGATTCATAACGTTGCCTTTCCGCTATGTTCTTATCGTCTGTCTGAACATAAGCCATTTCATTGAATCTATCAGCTTCGTTTATTTGCCTTGCGTTATTGAAATTTACTTCGTTAATGTACTTGGCTATATTGCTTCCGGCTATGGCGTTCATATTAGCCAGAATAGCAGAGCGCTGGGAGTCGGGCACGTCACCTACTGCGTCCAACTGAGCCGATGTCGCGCGGTTGAGCTCGTTGATATACTGATCAGCAGATTGAAGAACCGGGTCTATTCTCGGAGCCTGATGCCTTTCCAGACCTTCTATCTCCAAGCCTGTATCGAGCGTTCTCAGCATCTCCGGGAAAATAGGACCGAACGCCGCCGGTCTGCCCTGTCCTTTAGGTCCGTTGTCTTCAACCACCTCCTCTGTATCGGTGTCGGTTGCAGTCGTAGGCGTACTTGCTTTCGGTTTTACCTCTATCCTTCCAGGAGATCCAATCTTAGGAGGTGTAAGACCTGGTGCTATGGGACCGGCCTCAATAGGCTTCATTTCTGGTTTAACAGACTCAAGAACGAAGTCTATTTCCGGCATTAACCCGCTATCTTTTAAAGCAACAAACTTATTATAATCGGAGCCCAGAATCTTCTTAGCGGCATCAGATTTATCACCAAATAAGTCAACATAATTCTTTATCCCTTTTTCGTTTAACAATCTTTTTTGCTCTGCCGAAACAACGTCCAACCCATAATAAGAACGAGTAGCTGTTGTCTGACCAAACTTATCATCTACGGCAAATGAATTATAAGCCTGATTCCCTCCGTAGCTTCCGGCGTCCTGGCCCCAGAATCCGTATTCATCTCTGAATTTCTTGGCTGCATCAGCATTCGTAATAGCGCCTACATCAGCTAACGCCCACAATGCATTTAATTGCCTGTTGTATCCTTTCTGGAAACCTTCTGTATCAAAATCACCATCCGTATTGTACTTGTTAGCCCATCGGTTTATGTCGAGCAAATTAGATACCGCCTTATCATTTACCCTGCCGTATCCTAAATTGCTTCTATGTTGGAGATTCTGGTTGGCATTGACACTGGAATCAGGATTAAGAATCTGCTCACGACCACTAATATCAGATACAGTCATATTAAGAGTTCGTCCAAATAACTGATTGATAAGCTTATTGTAGCCGATAGCATTCTTTCTAAGTTCCTCCAGCTCCTTCTGAGTAGGTCCACCTTCAGCCATTTTTCTGGTTTGCTTAACATACTCGTCATATATCCAGTTCTTAGCATCTGATTCTGCAATATTAAAAGCCTTAGCTTGTTTCTTTACCTGATTCAGATCAACAACCCCGCCATCCCTGAAAAAAGCATCCATCTTCTCGTTACGCTTAGATTCTTCCTGTTTGCCATAAACGATTTCAGCGAAAGAACGAAATTGTGCTTCAAGCTCGTCTATCTCTTTCTGGTTTTCATTGACGTACTTGGAAAGAATAGAAGCATTAAGATTAGATGTGTTTTTGTCTTTTACTTCTTCATTTTTCTCTAATCTCTTATATACACGCTCCTGATCTTCGTACTTATCAGACAAACCAATCTTCTTCTTATATCGATCAAGGAGTGTAGCGTATGTATCTTTTGACGTTGCCTTAATACCATAATTTTCTCTAACGTAAGAGGCAAACTCATCATCTATCTTACGATAATCGGAAACAATATAAGCCTCTGGCAAATCAACCGGAGTACCACCATTTTCATGTCTGTCCCCTTTGGCTTCCATAGGCCCTACGGAGTCAGGAGTCAGCACGTACTCGCCTTTCTCTATCTCTACATTCGCAGCATCTTCCATAGACTTGGGAAGAGGATAAATATATTCTCCGGTCATATCAGACGTATCCATCTTCTGACCGTTACCTAAATTCACGCCACCACCTTCACGTTCCCACTTGATGAATTGCTGACGACGCTCCTTGGCAAGTTTTTCCCTCGCTGCCTGCTCGTCTCTGCTGGCTGCATACGCAGCAGATGAAGCTCCCATGATATTACGGGTAAGACCTAATCCTAAGCTAACACCAGACAAGGCAGCTTGAGCCACATTAGCACCGACCTTATTACCGGCTCTTATCCGACCAAGACTTGTACCGAACATTTGAGCTCTGCCGGTTAGATCGGGTGAATAATATGGGGTAGTCATAGGATCCAGAGGATTACCATCTTGGGAACGTTTTTCTTTAGAGGAATCAGAATCAACACCACCTAAATTCATTGCATTATCAACGACTGATTTCTCTACGTTTTTAACCATGCCCCTATTATCAGCGAGATATCCTGCATATCCTGCATCATGATTTTCAAAAAACGGATCGGATGTAGGCATACTACTAAATGGATTTATCTCCCCCTCCTCTGTTTCTAAAGTCACATCAGAAGGCATATATATATTCTGAATATCAGATTCACCCCATTTATTAACAGGCGTTCCATAATCAAGAATAGGCTGAGTAGAGGATACATTAATATCCTGTTTCTTATCCTGAACACTACCGCCAGGAGCGAATATCGGACGATTTTTTATGATTCGTAATTTCATACTATCTTTTTTCACAAAGATAAGAGAAACGAACGAGAAAATCCAACGTTATGGGATACGTTTAAAAATCAGGGACGTATGACAGGCAAACCGCCCGAATCGGGATCGTACTTAAGACCGCATGCCCGGCGATAGTTCTTAAGCGCTCTCTTGTACAAAAACAGCACCATCTTGGAAACTATTTTCTTCATAGATTTGGTTAAAACCTCTTCTGTTGAAACAGACATCAGACAGCTATTCAAGAACGACCTGACATTGAAACCGAACAAAGTCTTCACCATTTTTCTAAACGTTCTAAAAAGATATGATGCAGAAAGAGCCTTTAATCCATTGCGAACCAGTCTCTTATTCAAATACGAAACAGCCTTGTCAGATAAACATATCCTATTCTTTCCTTCGCTGTCTACCTCTGATGAAAACCAAGAATACAAGGTGGTAGGATGTTTCTTGAGATGGTTGATGAAAGAGGTTATTATACCTTCTTTTAAAGCCCTTTTGTGGGCTACGCATGCAGCAATCTTCTCTTCTCTTTTCAAAGAGCTGTCAAGGCACCTAAACACCGTCCTATCGTCTCCGATGAAATACTGAGGACGTTCTTCCTTAAACTTAGCCCGATAAGCGGCATATCCTTCCTTACGGAGCATATCTATCTGAGACCGGATATAGAACCTTACGCACTTTTCTTCAGCCTCTTGCACGCTTTTAAGATAAGGAACTGACTTTCTCCCATATCGAAGATAGTCATAAACCATAGCCTCTATGAAGTCATTATATGGGAAAAATCTTCCAAAACCAAAGTTCCAAACTATGAAACATCGCACTCTATCTTTCCAGTAATCAGATATAAGAAAGTTGCTACAATATCTCAACTTCCTGTCTTTCTGATAGAAGTGATGAGTGTGCTTGTCATAAAATAGATTAAAATATCTCAAATTGCCTAAACACTGGCCGGCTGGACGGCGTACTACGTTATACCCTAAGTTGCTGAAGCTATTGTATATAACTTCTATCGGAGAGACCTGCTCTTTTTTAAAGAGCTTGTCGTGTAACTTGTGAGGATCTATTATTTCATTTAATTTTGTCTCCATGATTATTTTATTGTTTTAGTGCAAAGATATGGTTTTTCATCATACGCTCAAAGAAGAAAATGCACGGCCTTGTATCCGGTTTGAGATAAATAGGATACAAGGTTTTTTGTTTTATGACGATTTGGATAAGAGATGAAAAAACGACTCTGAACGTAACTGCCTGACCGTCATGGGTGGGACAACAAATCTTGAATTAAAACTACGCCTATGAATAGTCTCCGTTTTCCTTAATATTAAGACCATTTTCAATGATCTTACCCATTATATTATTTATATTATTTTATATACTTTATCATTTATTCATATAATTGTTTACAGTGAATGAACTTAACGACCGAAGGGAGTTAAGTGAGTGAACGGATTGACAAATTACTTTTTCCGTCTATTGTATTGTTTGCCTAATTGTGTTAAAAGATTGAGTATCGTGACCAAAGGGAACGATGCGAAAGAACTTATAATATTTAAAAACGACTGAACCTATCGACTGAAGGGAGATAGGTGATGGAGTGACGTTAATAGTTATATTAGGTAGCCAGTGGAGAATTAGGCAGGCTGGTAGGCGAGACGGGCGTCCATGCCCGTCAGGACAGTGGAGGTACGTAGGTCTGTTCTGTTAAACCAAGACGATGATAGTTCCATCCTTCACGAAATTGCACAAAAAAGCCGGATTATCTTGATATCGTTCTTCAACCTTCGGTATCCGTGTAACGAGTCTCAAATCCGGCTTCGATTTATTAATGAAGAAAAAAAATACCTCTTGTTCTAATTTTCGGTGACGCCTTTAATGCGAAGCTGTATATTGGGAAGCACGGCATTAATCAAAGCCATTTTCTTATCCTCTTCGCTTTCTTTTTCATGCTGTCTATACATCATGCTGTAATCACTGTCATCACCATCCTTTTTCCCGTCTAACGTCAGTAAATGATTTATGATGTCCTTACCATACGTTTCAGTCCATGTACGGAATCTCTCTTCCTCGGACTGTCTCTCCTGGGACGGAGCTTCCGGGTTTGGGAGGGCGGCTGCCACTTCTACCTCTGGAAGTGTTACTGATGCTGCTATTTCACCATCATCTCCGAATCCCATTTGACCATACGAAGATACGGAATTTTCTTCAATTTCCAAACCAAGATTTTTAGCAACTTCCATAGCATAGTTATAACGGTCATAATTTCTTATAACACTCTTATGAGGGCGTCCTGCTCCTTGGTTCCAAGCTACTACAGCATCTTTAAGGTTATCGGCGTTCATAAAATCCTGCCGGCTGTAGTTGTAATACCCTGGTCCTTCTTTTCCTTTTCTTGTGTATAAGAAATTAGAATATCCGGTCTTTCCTTCGTATTCGTCAGCCAAGAACTCAAGTTGGTCTTTGAATGTTGGTGTAGAATGACCTTTCTTTTTAGCGTGCTTGAATAGCTTATCCATGCGTTCATTATGCCATTGCTGTATTCCGTATGATGTTTTGTTGTCTCCGTATATGTCATCTTTAAGACCAGATTCAGCCATGAGGTTACCTATGATGGCAAGCGCCTGTATTTTAGACATACCTCGCTTATTAGTAAAGTAATCATATGCTTCACGCTGCTTGCCAATTACGCCACCTTCTTCAGCAAACACAATACTTTTACTCGGTTTATCGTTTTCATAGAAATACATGAATTTCCTACTTGGAATCCTGTGTGATGCATCTTTCGGATCTCCGTATTCTTTTTTATGATCAATAAAACGAAAACCGGCCTTGTATGGAGTAAGCTTCCCTCCGTTTCTTTTCTTTTCTTTTTTAGGATCAGCAATCTTATTCCCTACATAGTAGGCTCCTATCCCGACTGAAGCGTGATCTGTTATCCACTTAGCAGCTTTTTTATAGTCTGATATGGATTCAAAATATTCTTTCATCTCATTGTCATTCCCATAATCCTTCAAGTAATTTCTGGCTGCATATTCTAACATTTCAGGTGTTACCTCTTGAGCATCATCGGTCAAACCAAAATAATTTTTAATCTGAGTTCCTCTGGCCGCCATTTCCGTAAAATGATCCTCTTTGAAATAATCTTTTACTTCATCATCACCTATTTTATTCAAATCAAATCCGCTTTTATCCGCATCTGAATCTGGGTAGTGAATTTTATGTTCTACCTCATGACTTTTTATGAAATTCTCTACATCCTTGTTGGATATATTAGGGTTCCCTTCAAGAAATAAATCAATAAACTCATCAACGTTTTTAGACCTGATTATATTTCCATTTAATACCCCATATCCATATATTCCATCTATTATCTCCCTTATCTCATCATCAGAGTATTCATCCCCTAAAAAATATTTTGCATCTCTAAAAACCTTCGGATCGTCCCAATCATATATATTGGTATCAAGCATATCCGGATCAGGATCACCATTTTTTATCCTCAATTTTTCCCCGGTAAGCCTTTCATAAGCTCCAGAGAAAAGTCGCTTTTTATGATTTTCCCATGACTCACCTATAGGAGATGCTGGTTTAGCATATTCCGGCAACGACCCTAAAAGCTCTTTGTCTCTTTGAGATAGTTTTTTAGTAGCTCTTTTTGCCTGCATTGCCTTTTTGGATATTCCTCCCACAAACGGGATAAGACCCATAGCAGCCATAACCATTCCAAGCGCATCTCTATCTATGAAAGAGTCATACGCATCCTTTATGTCCATTATATCACCTACTACAGGAATGCCTCCTGCTACAATTTCGTTGATATCCACACCATCAACAGGGATCGTACCATAATTGGCATTTTCATTTATTCCGCTTGATCCTACTGATGTATTATCCTTAGACGCAATGTACCTATATTTAGATCCGTTTTCTTCATCTACGGCTCCTCCTTCTTTTTTTATATTGGTATTGTATCTCTTTCCATTCCATGTAAATTCCTTAAGACCTCTTTTCCTGGCTTCTTTAAAGGCTTCACCTCTTGTAGTGGAAATCGGGTCTTGTAATTCAAGATCGTTTTTTATATCAAGAATGGCATTAATAATATTATCATCCTTTTTATCATCATCATCTAATTTATCAACATTATTCGAAACGTAAGATTGGCTTATTAAATTTGATACGCTTTTTCTATTTTTATAAGTTCCTTCTTTATCTGATGGAGCTTCAAAAGCATACACAAGTGGATACGAATAATCCGTATCTGGATCTTCTGACATAAATTCGCTTACTGCATGAATGGCTTTATTGTATTTAGTATCCTTTATACTATACATCCCAGCATCTTGAACATGATCATAAAATCTGTCTATCATGTAATTGATATATCCACGCTTATCCCCCTTAAATCGCTCTTTATCTTTCTCAAACTCTTTGGGTGGATATCTTTTATCGGATTCTTGGAAAAGTCCCTTAAACCCTCCATAATCAGATACGGCATAGGGATTACCACCAGATTCTTCAATAATATTCCCAAGTACGGCTTCTATCTGGCGTTGATTGAAACCTTTATCATATAAAGCATCATAGATCATATTCATTCCATCTACGTCCATAGTGCGGTGCGTACCCTTACCCACGCGCTTCATATTTTCATATTTTGATTTGAATAAATCCCAATCTATTTCCGGCTTAGAAGAGCCACCTTCTCTTTTTTTAGATTTTATTTCCATTTTTTTATACAAATCATTCTTGGAGTCAATAATAGATCTAAGCATGATCTTGTCTGGATCACTCTCTTCGTATGGAATTTTATCTTCTACATAATCCCTTATTTCAAAAGGATATCCTATTGTATCAAGAGTCTTAGTAACAACCCCAACACCAAAAGGTTGGTCATCTCTATAAAAATCGTACTTATCTTTCACAACCATCCTACCTCTATCATCACGGTACATGGTAAAACTTGACAATCCTGATAAATCATTTAAATCGCCGTAAGCATCCGGTATAAAATTATATTCGTTAAATACCTGATGTTCCCCGGTTCTGGCTTTTTTTAAGAGATCTATACCCTCTTCTACCATTCCAAGTTTCCTACTTGTTACATCCCTTAACTCCTCCAAATCAGATACGTCCTTGCCTGCAACTTTTCCATCAATTATCTTATTATCTAAGGAATCAAGCTCCCTTCCATATTTTTTAGCCATTTTCTCCCATCCACCATTTATCCTGTCAGATATAATGGATTTGATATTGTCTGGTATTCTAACAATCCCGTTTTCCTCTTTCAGGTTATTTGGTTGGTTTAAGAATCTAAACCAAAGATTCTGACTAAAATCATCTACATTGGCTTTCGGAACATCTTGACCAAAAAATTCCATTATTTTGGTTTTCAATCCTCTTTCGTTAGCATACACATCAGGTGTTATATTAGATGCCAGATATTCTCTAAGCTTTACAAACGGACCAATTTTATTCCATAATGTTTTTGGTTGTTTGTCCTTTACATAATTTTTATTTTTCTTTGCCATCTTTTTCTTCCTCTAAGAATCCAAACATTTCATCTGCGCAATTACCAACAAATCCGGCTATGTAAGCTGCGTGTTCATCTTCTCCCACTTTAAAACCAAGAGACATATTACAATGTTGGCATACCGACATAGCTGCATGAAATGATTCATGACATATGTTTTGTATAGTCATATCATTCTCACTTTGAAAATTCCATAATAACTTAAAAGCTCTATCATCTCTCTTATCACGAACAAGATTCATAAAAGATACTTCTGAATCTAAATCGCCTTCATCTCCCCATTCTCCTTCATGATCCAATTCTGCATTCTCGAAACGATCACACAATGTTTTGTAATCTAACCCTACGGTGATAATCAACTTTAGTGGATATATCACAAAATCAAATTCTTTTTCTTTCATTCTTTTTTTTTCAACAAATGTAAACAAAATAGCCGAAGAATGCCACCATTTATTCTCCGGCTTGTTATGATAAATCTCTTCTTATGAAAACAGTACGAATGTAAGATTTAAATCTTAATCTTCTTAATTTCCTCAATCATATTCTTATATCCGCAGAACTTGCTGTTAATAACATCGAAGATAGATTCTGACCAGCCAGCTATGTTCAAGATATTAGATCCTCTGTAAAACATCTCACTTCCATATCCTTGAATAGAAATAGAAACGATTTTGCAATTTGGATTCACTTTCTTGAACCCTTTCAAAAGTTCGGCGAATTTACCATATCCATAACTGGAACTTTTCTCCCATACAACAGATTCACCGTCTCCTATCTGCATATCTGAAATAACGTACAAGTTATCTACTTTGATCTTATCTTTAACGCACTTATCCAAGAATGCAAAAAGACCGTTTTCGGTAGCACCACCGCATTCTCCTCCGGCAGTAAAAGATTTTTTGTTATTCCATAAAACACCTTTACTTCTATCATATTCGTAATTGATAAGTTTGTCACCAAACATACCAATAAATACGTCAGGAAGCACAGAAGCAATCATACAGCCAAATAAGTTACCAATGACAGCTGTATTTGTTTTGCTAAATGCAGACACTTCAGAAGATCCTCCCATATCTCCACGTACAGAGCCAGAGTGGTCAATCAGGATAGCCGACCGCCCCTCCAATACCGGAAGGTTCTTGCAGGAGATGGTTATGGCTTTCTCCAACGCATCTAAAATCTTATCTTTGTTACGCGCTGTTAATTTAGCACGTTTTTTATCCGACTCAAATACAATATCATTTTCGGAATCATCAGTGCCTATATTTTCAACCTCTTTGAAAGCTGAAGCAAAACGGAAAGGAAGCATCTTCGAATTAAGCACCTTCTCTTCTATTGTAAGCTGCCTACAAACTTCATCTATTTGATCAGGTGCGTATTTGATTATGTTTACAAGGTTACGAACCATATTAAAAATAGGCATACCTTTCACATTAGAAACCACGTCCCGAATAGCGTCACCTAAAGCTTCTTTCTTTTCCTTATTGTCTTTCTTATCCTGTCCGGCTTTAGACATTTCTTTTTCAAGAATCTTGCTTTCGTATAATCCAGACAAAGATCGACCTTCTATAAGGTACTGGAAAGCCGTTTTGTTAGCCTGATTGCCTTTGGGGTGAAATAAGTTTACGAGGTCAACCATAGTAATAACCCTACTGTCCATCTTATACTTATCAATCCGATACGGATCAAGACCTCCTAAAGCCGTCTTAAATCCTTTCTTAATAGCGCTGGATATACCTCTTAACTTCTTTGGATTTTTGTCGTTAAGAGCCGCATAACAGCCAAGGATTTCGCTCATATCATCAGGACGCATAACGATCTTATTATAGAACCTTGAAGCCCATTCCTTACCCGATGCTTTGCTGGCAAGGACAGAAGCCATAAGATGCGTTACTGACCTAAGTTTCCCTTCTTTCCTGACATACAATGCTGTTTGTGCTGAGAAATACGGATCCACCTGATCCATAAGGCTCTTAATTCTTTCTACTTTATCTTTTTCTTTCTCATAATAAGAATCAGATAACATGGTAGTCATTACCGTAGACACCAACTCTTCTTCTGCGTTAGGCTTATACGCCTTCTCTCCCATGTGATTCACGATCGTAGGTTTAACACCTTCATCCTTTTTGTTAAACTTTCCCATTTGTTGTTGTTTTCTTTAAAGTGTTATACAAAAAAAAAGCAGTGATATTACTACCACTGCTTGAAAAAAATATATCAAAATGAATACTCAATGAGGGAAAAGCTGAAGTTAGTGTAAACAATGAAATAATGGATTTGAACCATCGACCTATACTTTAAAAGAGTATCGCTCTATCCATCTGAGCTAAATTCGAAGTAACTAACCCCATCACCACTCATTAGTTTTTATATATTTCAAACAGAGGAAAAGCGGAGCCGGATCTAAAATGAAAATATTGGATTCGAACCAATGAAAAACTTTTTTACCTAAAGCCGTGTTATCCACTACACTAATTTTCGAAGTAACCGAACTCCTCACCATCTGTATATGTTGTTAAAACAGGGATAATTTGGAAGGTGTTTGAAAGGAGGTTTTAATCTACCAACTGATCTAATCTTTCTTGCATGAAAAATACAGGACTCGAACCTGTGACACAAACCGAAGTATCACCTTCCATCACCACTGTCTTATATTATAATCTCTCTTGATTACGATGCAAATATAGACACTAAAATATGATTTACAAATTAAAATCATTTAAAATGTATTAATTTGGATAAATTATTTTAGAGTCATAATTGGATTACCCCATCTCTTTTTCCACTCTTTACCTAAATACATTCTTAATTCCTCGAATGAATGAACAAACTCCCCATCGATTATAGCTCCGACTGCATTCTCTATTGATATTATTTCATTTAACTCATTCTTCGTTGCAAAATTTCTAATCCCATCTTCATGTTTATTGAAAACAATAAAATTTATGGCTTTGGCTACTATTTTTATCTTATCAGATAATTCGCTTTTGTTTTTTATTAAAGAAGAAACAGACTTGCACATCTTAATGTAAGCTTCACCAGCTATATTTCTATTTTCTATAAAGTTGTCGGTAAGCCATAATATAACCTTAGCATATATTTCAGGATCTAACTCTAAGGCTATCATGACGAAAAAATACGGATTAACAAACCATTTTTGATCTTTTCCTTTTCCTCTCCTGTATGCCATTCCGTATTTCTTCAAATCAGTTAATTTACTTATATTCAATGAATTATCTTTGAGTGTATGATATCGTACAGTACAAGACAATTCATTGATATTCAATTCTTTAATTAATGCATTCATTTTCTCTTGAAAAGACGACGTAGACATTAAATGGTCGAGTCTTTTAGGCTCCAACCCCATAGCCGCTCTTTTCTGTGACAATACATCCATAACCTCTGTTATACACACAAAACCATCTTTTGACATAACAGAAATGTTTCTACCTAATAATTCTCTACTTTCTGATTGTAATAATACGTTACTTTTCATAATTTTACACCGTTTTATTGTTAATAAATAAGCGCCTACCTGTCCGCGATGGATCGATAGGCGCTACAAATATATTCAACTATTATTAAATCACAAAATAAAAACTACTTATTTTCAACTTGTTAAATATTGTAATTTATCTATTCTTAATCTTATCTTCAGAAATCAACCACTGGAATATGATTTTCCGGTTACTAATTACTTTCTTTATCCTCATCAGCATCCAACTTCCCCTTAACCTATCCAGCCATGACCGTCTGAAATTAAGAGCATCAGGATTAACTGACTTATTTATATCGTTATCGTCCTTGATCCAGATAGGTGTTTCAGATCGGTCATCGTCAACCCTGTTGAAGAAGTCATTTAACTTATGTCTTCTATATACCTCAGTATCCAGGACCTCAGTATGGTCACCTACGATCTTCGGATATGATATACGTTGTGCTAAATTATTCTTTTCTTCTGGAACAAGATGAATTTCGCCTGAGTTGTTTGTGTCGTTGTAGATAGTTATCGTATCTAAACCTACTTTCCTGTCAAGAGTGTAATTCACATCATCGACGTATTTCCTTGCGTCAAGCTCATACTCAACAGAAGCCAGCGTAGAACCGTTATATTTCTCTTTTATCGGCACTTCTAATATAAATGGATATGTTGTTCCATAAAACGTTTGGAAGCTCTTATTCGTCAGCAAATGACTCCATAAGCCACCTTCTTCATCTGATGCCGGGAAGTTTATTCCTGTCTGGAAATATTGTTGCTGCTCTATATAATAGTCAGGGCAGAATGAGTAATACGATATCCATTCTTGCTTCAGACACGAATATCCGATAGTGAACGACACATCCTTGAAATACTGTTCGTCTTTTAAGGATATTTCCTTATCGTTTGACAACACCTCTGTTTCATTGTACAAGAACCTTCCACCATCATATTTGTAATATGCCGGGTTCTTAACAGGTATATAATCTTTTTTCGTGATAAGTACCCTCTTATACCTATTATCCCATCCAAGAGACAGACCAAGACCGATAAATTTATTATCCGTATCTTCTTCTGTCATTTCTGTACCGGTTAAGATATTAGTTATTCCGTATCTAAGGATCTTAAACGGAAGATGACGCTTAAGCCAATGTCTGACACCTACACTAAGTTCCTTAAGATTACGTCCGTTCGGGTCGGTCATAAACACCTGTGCTCTTTTAGTATCTACCCAGAAATGACCAAACTCTGAACTAATTATTTCAGTGCTCTGGGTTCCAGAATAACCAAGGTCGGTCGTGTTGTACTCCAGAGGCCGGGACGCAAACAGACCGCCGGTGCCCATCTCAGCCTGCCCTGGGGAGGTGCGCTCCTTGATTACGTCTATGGCGTTATGGAGTGAAACCTGATCCTCGAACCTGACAAGAATCTGATCGGATTCAATACGCTTCATGTGAATAAGCTTCCCGTTGCTGGTTGGGAACTCATGATAGTCCATAGGCTTGTACGTCAACCACGGATCTGTTTGGCTATTTTCAGATACGTCGGCCCTACTCCATATAACACCATTAGGGCGCTGGTAAGCACAGTCATAAAAACTACGTTCGTATGTTGCCGGCAATACATTAGGTGTTAATGTCATTCTTGATGAGTATATAGGACTTATCTTGTAATCATTGTCCCTATGGATAGATACGTTCTTTTCTTGTGTCCACCAAACAAAATCTCCTACTTTTGGATAGAATAATTCATGAGGCTGAGGGCCCTCTAATCTGAAATTACAATTTATTTCAGACTCTACAAGGAACTGAGGAATACCATAGAACCATGTATAAAATCTGCCATCTACATACTTACCGGAGGTGTCACCATTCAATTCATACAAGCTCTTCCTGTTTGGGTAAAAAGCATATCTTCCTTTATTAGACGATGTCCAACTATTGAAACGTTCGTTATCCGTGGTTTCAAGCGCATCTTCCCCTGTATCATAATTAACAAAATATCTTGGATATCCTACATTTCTATAATCCATGTAAGGGAAAGGTATCATATCTCCAATACCAAAAGCACTATTATAAAAAACAGGAAATTTTCTCTTTAATGAAAATCTGGTTATCACCGTATCACCACCGAACATCAGTTTCTTTTCATTAGTGAAAAATCCACATCCACCTATGGAAATCCATTTTATATCTTCTATTTGACCATATTGATCCGGCCTATATCGCATAAGCCTCATATACGGAGAACAGATGTACGATACTGTTTTGGATTGCTCGAATGTTCTTCCTGCTACAACATCTCTTCCAGCAATAACCGAATCATCTATACGGCTACTGTCGTAGTTGTAGACATAGTTCGGATATTCCAATAAATATTTCGATTTACCATCTCCTTTTTCACCTGGATCACCAAATGATAAAAATAACGAAGATTCACGATCTATATTATTAACAAATAAGAATCGTCCCTCATTATCGTTTTTACCGGTTCCCCATTTAGATGACATACTGGCATCCATCATAGGATATACACCGGACTTCATGTACTTAACAGAAGATAAACCACGAGCAAAATTTCGTTCATACTTATCCTGGTCCGTTATACCTATCATTGAATTATATAATCCTACAGAAGTATAATACCATGCATGATTACGTCTTGGTCCATTGTTTATAAACGTATTAAGCCAATCATAACGGTACTTACCGTACAATATCGGGCCCTTAGCAAGAGTTTGACTGATGGTTGACACCATTGAAGAAAACAGCATGGCCACACTTAAATTCGTTAGGAATCCTCCTCCGGTAAGACCAGCCGACCCTCCTATGTATCCAGACTGAGCCCTTATCTGAAGCTCTTCTGCTATCATAGCGGCTATTGTGGCACTTGATTCAACTGCGGCAAGTGACGCAGCCATCGTATAAGCGGCAGGACCTAAGATAGTCCATTTTGGATGATCTTCGACAGGTATAAAACTGCCTACAGACATTCCTCTTTGAAACCCGTCTATACATACTTCATTTGGAAGTTCGGGCTTGTTGAAATAAATATCAGGCGAACAAAATGAATACCACACGTTTCCTCCTTTGTCGAAAGGATGGGATATAAACTCGTCTCTTTTGCCAGACGTATAATTATATTGATCTTGTGATAGGTCATTATATGGGTAATTAGGATAGATATTTACATTACCATCGTCTCCTATGTATCTAAGCATATCATAGGCCAATCCTGAGGCCACAACCGACCTATTTAGCCTCCTATCTCCACGATACAGTTCATATCCTACGATCGTATCTCTTTGTTGTTGCGTAATCAAACCAGAATCTACCGCAAAATCCAAAAACACTTGTATGGTGTTCTCATCTACCATAATACCTACCGGATATATTTCAGAAGCTATGTCATATCCACGTTCATCACTGTTCATAAAAGGTATATGCTTGTTATCTGGGAACCGGTAATGACGTATAGGTTGTTGGCAAAATACGGTAGAAGTATCTACTCCTCCATAAGAATGACCCTTGAAATAAGATAATCCATTTTTGTCTGACAAAGGAGCACCATAATATTCTGTTAACTTATTCATAATATTAGAATAAGCTTCTGTTTTTTTTGGATCATCATAAGATCTACCTGTGTCTATTTTCATCCTACTACTATCATAAAGTTCAAAATTAGCAGGATATTTCTCAGATGATTCCCAATATGCAAAATCCCCGTATTTATAAGGACGAGGCTTGCAATTAATAGGCCTATCTCCACATGTCTGACATTTAGATGCAAATACTACCGTCGATCTTAATGTTATTGAATCAACAGACAAATCAACCTTATTTATTTCTTTTTCTCTTACACCAAAAATATAAGGATATATGGTTTTACCTGTAGCAAAAGCGACTCCAAGAATAGCACGGGAAGGCTTCTTTCCTTCTTCTTCCTCTTCTTCTGGGGTATCATAATTTTTATAAGAACAAAATTGAATTTGTCTAAACGTCATTATCCAAGGAACCGCTACAATAGGAGATTCTATTGTAACATAAAAATAATTTTGACCTATAGAATCAAAAAACTCTTCATTTATTTCTCCGAAAGCCGGTCTTGCTATGTTAACAATAACGGAATGAGATGATTCATACTCAGGTCTATCAAATTCAACTGGTACTATTCCAAGAGGGGACCATGTTTCAACATCCTTCCAAAAAGAAACACGAACGTAATTGGTAGACACAGCATCCATTATGCCATCTACCTTTCCAAGAGCTTCAAGATAAAGAACTTTGTTCTCGTCTCTATAACCTTCTATGTCCCACTCTTCTGGTCTATTAATCCTAATAAATCTTGCATTTGTCATTACATTTCTGACAAACTTCCATACCACAAATTCAGATGCGAATCCAATATTAAGCTTATCCCCTGTAGGATTATTAAATGTAGCATTGTTTACATACCCTTCAAATTTCCAATCAGTTTCATCTATACCGGTATCCGAATTTTTATATATCATATCTTGCAACTTCTCAGAAGCTTCAGGCCAAAATTGCTCAATACAATACCTGGGTCCGTTCTTTGATCTATACTGATTATTTATGACTGTACTGGTAGATCTACCGGCTCGCCAATCTCCTACATCATTTATCTTTTGGCTCCATCCATCTATATGAAGAATATAACTTCCAAGAAGATAATTATAATTCTGAAAGTTGTTATAATCAGTTCTTGACACAGTAGGATCAGAGCAATAACTCTCAATATAACATCCGCATGTACAAGGCATGGTATCTAATACGTATATAGCATCAGACACGGTTTTTAAAACAGATCCAGGTTGTAAGTATGGATAAAACTCAGAACAAAGGTGTTGATTGCCATCACCTGATATGCTGCCAGCGCTATACCCAAAAAATACTTCCTCCATCCATTCAGATAAAGAATCCATTGTCTCGTAATTAAACAACACAGAATACTTATTCTGATTTTCTCCTCCTGTGGTATATAGATAATCTGTAGAGACATGTTCCATTTCGCTAAGAACCTTATAGATATAATCTTCTACAAGGCCTGTTATTAGTGGAACTGGAGCTGACAATATAGATTCTTGACGATGAGGGACTTCGCAGTCTCCTTCCATTTCTGGTAACCTAATATGATCAATTGGCTCCATATAATCCTGTGTTCCATCTTCTCTGTATTTGGTAGTTATATCACATATCTGTCTTTCATTGTTTCCATTCTCCTTATTATTACAAGCTACAAGACCTATATTTTCAGACAAATAATTTATAGGGGTTCCTACAATATCATCATAATCGATAATAAATCTTGATTTCCCTTTAAAAGTAGCGAAATTGCTTTCCACTATAACAGTTTGACCTACAGTAGCCGGGTTGTTACACTCTTTCTGTTCTTCATCTATAACAACCGCATCGTCGTCAATCAATACCCCATCTCCTGCCGTATTGCTATACTGCCATACATATTTCCTATCAACACCTGAGCAATCCGGAGCATATGCGTTTATAGACTGGTATGGGATACTGTCTTTGTTCATTTCCTCTCTTGCCTTATCAGAAGGTGGGGGAACAAGAACGAATGCTGGAGTTTTATAACCAGTAGATGTCTTAAACGAGATAGAAAACGGATACACTTCATTCCTCATATATCCCACATACAACGAACAAGCATTACCATCCTTATATAAATCTTCGTGGGCTACAGACGCCTGCCATTTCAAGAAATGACCCATGAGGGAAACTACAGGCTGTAAATTCCATTCTTTTTCTGCCGTAAGACCATATTGAAGAAGACGGTTTCCGACTGACACTATTCCTCTTGATGTATTATATATGGCTCTTTTTAAAGAAATATGTTCAAATGTTGTCCTCTTATTATTAAGATCAGAATAATAGTATATGGTCTTCTCTGTAATAGGATGAATACCTTCTATAAAATAATCCACTACAGGTTGTGTTTCGCCATTGTATCCAACAGTATTCTGAATAACAGCCACCTTATAATGGCTGACTTGCCTATCCAGATTAGACACCTTAAGTCTTATACCAAGATTAGTTCTTTCTCCCCATTTACCATCATTTATCCTAATATATTGTTCGTCAAATATATGAACAGGGTTAGTTAATGAAGTATAGTTAGTTTTCTCGTTACCAAATTCATCGCACAAGGCCACAGCAAACTGATACACGCCCGCACGCAGGCTGCCCCCGTACTCTATCTGTACCGGCTCTACGCATGGCTGGTCCAGTAGCGGAAACACCCTAAGTTTCTCACATGCCAGAAAACAACCATTCTCCTGCATGAATTTGTCTCTATCGTATTCTTTATCGCATATCTTATACCCATGATAATGATACCATATATCACCTTCATCATCAGGAGTCAGAGCCTTGTCTACAATAACATACCTGGGAGGATTATAATCGTCGGTCCAGTAAATACATTTTCCACATTTCTCTATCTTTATTTCTATGGTTTTTATAGGATGGTAGATAGAGAAATTAAGGCACGGATCTTGCTCGTTGTCTTCCAGCAAGGTCTTCATGCCAGAACACAAAGACTCCGATCCTTCTACCATAGATTCTATATCAGAATCGGATAAGATACTTGTATCGGATTCAGGCTTGAAATAAGTTATTTTAGATACGCCTGTTTCAGGATTTGTTATAAAAAAATAGATATTGCCTGAAGTAAGATCATTCTTATAACCAATAACCTTAAATGAATCGAAATCAATGCATTTAAGATTACTGTGCTCGTTAGATCTCATCCCAACATTACCATCCTCGGATTCGATGTTGGCATTCAAGGCAAACGTATAATGCTGATCCGTAAGACTCGACGGATGCAGATCTCGGTTCATACCTGTTTGAGGAACCGCTATGTTTCTGTTATCTTCTGCTGCCATTTTATAACTGTTTGTCACAAAGATAGCAAAAGAGATTTAATCATGGATTTCTAAAGTAGGTGAAGAAAAGAAATACATTTTCAGTCTCCTACTTTATCGACCACACCTACATAAAAATCGGGGATAGGATTATCATTGAAATTTGTTATTTGAATATCAATATAATTATAGAAATAATTATCAACTGGATCCATTATCATCATATTACCTTCTAAAACCCCGTCTTTGTATGAATACAGTCCCTTATGTTTGGAATCAATGTAAAAAATATATCTTGGTAAATCCTGGGTATTAACTGCTAGACAATTATTAAACAAACTGCATTTAGAATGATCAGCAGACAGAAGTAACAATGGAAATGTATATGCAGATTTATCTCTTATTCCAATATCACAATTAGATGATACATTAGACAAAACCTTGGATAAATCAAATTCTCCAAAACTTATCTTGAATATCTTTCTTCTTATTGGAATTATATATCCTGGACTATTAACTACAATATTATTCCATTTAAATTGACTCCCTTCCATTACAGGAGAGAAACAATTACCCATCACCATATTAACATTTTCAAATCTTCGTCCGATTTATATTTTATACCCCTAATCAAAACAGTACCATCACCACCGTCACCTTCTGATCCACCACCGCTACCTGAACCGCCATCTGAACGCCATGGACCATTTTCGTATCCATCCATACTCCCTCCATAAGCTCTATAATTCGAGTTTAGAAATTGCGAGTATCCGCCATCATTAGGTGGAGTACTATTAGAACTTCTACTACTTCCTTTGCCAACTCTTATTGAAATTGACTGACCCGGTATAACAGGGATAGCATCACCATCTCTCCATCCGGATGTATCTTTTTTAAAGGTTTTTGTATATCCTCCAGCTCCTCCTGTATCTGAATATCCTCTATTGCCTCCGCATCCACCACCGACAAGAAACACATCAACCTCCCTACATCCAGATGGAACCGTCCATGTATAATTTCCTGCCGGATAAAACCTTATGATAAAGTCTTCAAGTTCCCTATTTTTTTGCAATAAACGACATCTCATAACATACTAAGGATTACCCCCCCCCTATATATAATAACTTACTGTAAATCATATAATTATATTTAACATACATAATCAAACAAATACAAAGAAAGAATTATTAGAATAAAGACTGGTATCCTTCGCGTATGTCATACAATCAACATCCTCATCTGCGTTTTGTATAAGGTCACTCTTGCCGTCATAATTGTTAGAAAACATAAAAACATATTTTTTATTGTTTATCTGAAACCTATATATAATGCCATGTTGTTCACTTGGAGCAGGAGTTGGATTAAATTTGATAAATATAGCATTACTTCTCTTTTCTATAACCTCAAAAGAAACTGTACTCTGAGTATGAATGTTAAAACATGATCCTTGCCTAAGCTGATTCAAGACATTATTCACCTTATCTGGGCTAATTGTATCTGATTCATCTTTACTCATTAAATCAAGTACCTCAAAACGATCATCATGATCGGTATCGATTTTAACACAATGATAAATAGCTCCATTACCAGATCTCTGTTCCTCAAAATATCTTCTCCTACTCATGATAATACTCCTTCCCGTAATATTTCAAGAAGCTAAATCCTTTCGACTCCTTCCTCAAAACATCATGCTTATTCCAATACTTTTCTAAGTCGAAAGCCTCTCTTTCAAATACGATATTGTGATATGCCTTATCGTGATTGCGATATATGCACAACCTAATCAGGTACTCAATTAAATACCATGAATAGTATAAAAATATCGGAATAAGAGACAGCCACAGCATCCACCACCCTGCATTACCGAATAAGAGACACAATCCTATTGTAAGCAACGATATAAACATACCAAAACAAAACATTGTATGATACTGATTACAATGCGCCTCTTCATGATATTCGGCCTTCAATGATATAGCATCACGTTCGGTAAATACGGCTCCAAACAGCATAATTGTTTTATAGCCGTCAATGAACGTAAACAACTTAGCTATTTTTGAATTATAAAATATTTTCATTGTCAAAAAAAATAATTTTATACCAGTTGCACAAAATCAAAAACTCAATAGGAGAATTAACTCCATCCCATTCCCATTTTTCAAGATAAGACCTTAACTTACTTTCATCAACATCTTCACACTCTTTAAGAAAAACAAGATGCGGCATAAACAATTCTCCACCTTCCAAAGACTTATTAAATTTACTAACCAGCCTCTTTCTGAACTTAGGACCGTACCATGATTTTTCATTTGTGGATCCAAGGCAATAGTAAGAATTGTTCTTAACCTTAATACCGAACCATTTACATACATATGGATGATATACCCTATCTGCTAAAAATATAAATGGCTTATACCATAGGCAATGCCAGAATGTACTACACTTGCCTCCAAACTTCTTAAATGCCCATCTGAACCCTCCAGAGAAGTACCAATTGTTAGCCCCTCTCTTAACCTTAACTTTGTATTTAAGATTCTTATTCCGGTTACTAACCCTATCCCACGGCTTAACCTTATCGGTATCCATATCAGGAAGGAATGTCCAATGATGAAGCAAGGCGCTATAATAAGGATTGTATATCTTGTGTCTGTTTCTAATAACGTACTCAAAAATATCGTATCCTACTTGCCCGGCTTCTTCAAATCCTTTTTCTGACAAGAAAGCTAATATAGGAGCCAGATTCCAGATCTGATCTTGTGAAGTGAATGGGTGGAAGCAAGGGTCTTCATCTTTTAACTCTATACCATTAGTATATCCGGAGCTTATCTTGGTAAGACCGAATTTGCTTGCGTCTTCGCTATGGATATCGTCTCTTAAGAAAAATCCTTTTTCGAATTTGAAATAAATACCTTTGTTGTTATTAAAAAATAGATCATAAGTAGTATCGGCAAGACGGGTAAGTACCAATATGGAATTACGCACATCATCTTCTGTCTTGCTGCCAAGAACCATTTCCGTGTATATAAACTGGAGATAATGAGCCAGGTTGATAGTTCCGTCGCCGACCCAGCCTGCCCCGTTCTTCACCGACGACAGTGGGATGCACGAGGCCTGCTCTGTGTAGCTGGAATCATAAACAAAATCCCGGTAAAACACCTCCTTAATCCTATTGTATTTATCCCAAAGACCTTCCATCACCTTAACCTATAACAATAACACAATCACGCTTTTCCTTATTATAAACCATCGTACCCATCTTAGTGTACAAACCTTTTATATTTTGATAATTGGTTTCACCATGAGCCGAAACGTTAGTAGTGATGCTGTCGGAGTAAACTTCCGTACCTCCTTCATTAATGAAATTAAATCCTTGTTTAACCATCTCTCCTCCAAGGTAGGCTGTAAAAGACACAACAACATTTCCTCGCCCTCTATTTCCATACCAATTACCATAGATATCAGCATTGATATTAGGTTCCGACTCGTCCATTCCAGGCGCTGATAGCAAGGTCTTCATCTTAATAAGCGCACCTTCAAGACCGGACTGCATGTTATCACCACCATAAACAAGGTAATCACCTACCTGTTGTTGGGTAGTAGCCCACTGCTTACTCCATCCAACGTATTTATTATCTACATCTGAGATGCCTGTATTGGTGAAACCGGTTGCAGTATCAAAATCGGAGCCGTCTTCTGATTCCCATCCATACCTAAGAACAAGATAATCGAACTCAGGAATTACAACAACCTGCTCGCCGGCAGCTTGTGTGATTGTAACGTTCTTACTCTCTCCACCAGCCGTTACCTTAGCTACGCCTCTACGATCTTCAGCTACCGGATTAGGGCCGGCTGTGAAGATGATGTTTGCCGGTCCTATGCCTCTCATTTTGTCGGCGGTTACTATTTCGCTTGCTTTAACCTCTAACATATTATTTCATTTTAAATATTTCAAATACGTATATCCAGCTCAACAAAAATACTACCGGGCAGTACATTGTCTCTACCAAACTCGCCTCTCCTTTAAATTGCCTGATTGACCAAACAATCATGGATGCGATAGCGCCAGACAAATATATAAATAGAACTACTTCTGTCATACCAATTTAAGCATGTTGTCAATTACAGGATATGCCTTAGAATAAATCTCAAACTCGGCACGACGCCGCCTAAGAGGTTCATACATACCTTTCAATGTCATTCCCATCATCTTAAGTTCGGTCTTAGCATTTTTCAGCTTAACCAAATCTTGCTGTGCATACAACTTGAACAAATCGGCCGCTCCTTGTGCCTCTCCATTATACATCAGTTCCTCAAAGAATCTCATCTTTACAAAATTATCCACATAATCCAATACCAGACCTTGAGGCGTGTCTGGTATAATTATATTAGATTCTCCGTCGAAAGGAAGAGACCGGTACTGCATGTAAATAGGACCATCGAAATTAGCATACAGGAATCCGTTTACGATATTTATCTCATACGGACTATCCTTTATTACCTTATTCCGGCATTTACTTAAACAAGAATCACGAAGCATAGGCTTAGCAAGACCTAACATTACCGGCCGGTCATAATAGCAACGAACTTCATGATCGCGATCATGAACATTGATATAAAATTTTTCAACTATCACTTTCTCGCATTCGTCTTTACAACATTCATCGCAAGAACACCACCTATAACTTCTTTCGGTACGTTCTTTCCAAGCTATTGTATTTTGAAGTTCTGATATCACCTTGTCACCTTCCGGCACCTCATATCCTTTAAAATCGCATTTAAAAGCCAAAATAAGATCAAAGTAATCACCAGGCATACGGGCCTGCCCTCGCTTGACATCCACTACCGCTTCTTTGCGCATAGTAATATCGCCTCCAAACTTCTTCAGGGCAATTTCTATCCATTTGTAGATGGATACCTCATCTATCAGATCACGCTTGTCAAATGATCTTAAAGACGATTTTAACTCTATGATATAATTTTCGACTGTCATCTCTTAAAAAAAATGGAGGACAGGAAACGAACCTGACCTCCACAAAGATATGAATAATATGTATAACGCCATATTTTGTGTTTTCAAAAGTTAGGATCTTCAAACTTGCCGTACTTCAAGAAAAGGCTCCTACACTTTTCCTTTATCCCCTTAAGCGTGACTTCATATCCGGCACCAGTCATGTAGATGGTTTGCTGATTAACTCTTTCCCCAGAATATTTGTCAACAAAATATGATCTGTAAACACCAAACTTATTTTTGACAATATCACTGTATAGCTCCCATCTACCCTGCCCATTTCTGAACATGAACTTGACTTCCTCAAGAAACAAACGAAGATTCTTCTCGGCGATGATAATACCATTTTGTTCAAGCTTCTTCGCGATATCTCTAATCAACCACATGTTTTCATGATCAACTTTCTTGAACGACTCCGCAAACTCCACATCGGGACGCTGCTCTTCTATTGTCTTTATAGCTTGCTGTTTCTCGGCTTCAGCTTGAACCCTCTCTGCTATGGCTCTGTTCTTGGCTTCAACCTCATCAGCTAAAGCTCTTAAGGCAGATGGATAATCTTTAGGAGTTATAGAGTAAGAACCCGTTTTTCTTATAGAGGGGAGAACCTCGGATGTTACCCATCGTTTAAACTTCTTTGCCGATTCTAATTTTGATGACAAAACAAGAGAATATAACCCAGATTCATTGATTACACGTATGCTGTCTAACTCATTGATTTCCAAGGGAGCCCAAAACGAGCCCCTCTGAAAATCAGACAGTTGCAAAAGAATGGTATCTTCTTCATCAACATGTCTTTTTATTGGATTTTTAGGCGTAGCATAGCCAAGTGATCGAGCTACATCTATAGCCACGAACCACACATCTCCATTTGGATCTACTATGGTTCTAATATCTCCAAATTCTGAATTTTTAAAGATTGTTACGCTCCCGTTTGTTTCCGTTTCGCTGGATTTTTGCGTCAAAATAATGTTACTGTTCTTCGCATTGTTTTGAAAATTGTTTACCTTTGTTCCCATAATAGGAATTGTTTTTTTTGTATCCGCCTGCTTGAGAAAGTAGACGGATATGCAAAAGTAGCGATTATCCTGTATCTACAAAGGGTGATCGCTACTTTTTTTCTACGACTTTCTGTGTCCTAATTCTTTATCTTCGAAAACTCTCTTAATCTGGAAATCTTTAAACACTCTTCTTTTAGCAAGTATTTCATTGTACATAAATCGATATCTTCGTCCTTTATTCATTTTAACCCTTAACTTCTTTTTCAAGCTATCTTGTATTACAAAATGGTAATATCTTTTAGAGTCTGCGAAATCCATAGCCAGGTGGTTGTAGAGGTAGCCGTTGGTGCCGAGCCTGCTCACGATGTCCAGGTCCCGCCTGACGGTAAAGCGCTGGCCCGGTATAAGCACATGGCATAAGTAGCCCACGTTATCTACGTAAACACCAGCATCAGCTTCCACATAATGTTCTGATACGGTTTTCCATATAATAGACAACAGTCTTAAAATCTCTCCTCTGTCTCTTATCATGCCTTTCTTAAAACCATTCTTTCTCTTCATAAGACGATGGTAGTAAGCTGCAAAATACGGTGATTGTATTGATGTTCTTTTCATAATTCAAAAATTAAAATTATACATTTCAGATAATTAACATTAGAATATATTGTTGCGTCAAAATACTATTCTATATTTGCAAAGTCTACCGATCCTCACGGACAGGTAGACTTATATTTTACAAAATTAAAATCGTAGTAAAGTTATGAAATCAAATGTTGTTTTACAATCAAAAGATCGAGTTTTGTTAGGAATGAACGTGTCTGTTATGTCTAAAGATGGTTACATATGTATAACAGACGCCGTATCGGCCATGAACAAAAAAAGAAAAGAAAAAGGGTTAAAAGAAAGATGGATTAACGAAATAATGCTAACTTCTTCTTTTAGGGAGAGATGTTTCGAGCTTTTTAATAAGTTGAATGACAGGGACTTATTGAGTAGGAGAAATCTCGGACTCAAAGATAATATCCTGAATATCAGCAGTGTAATGGATCTTGGTAAATTAGACCTTGCCTACAAAAAAGGAAAAGGAGTAGATCAAAAATGGTTTGTCAATCCATATCTGTTTGTTATGATTGCATTAGAGATGGATCCAGAAATTTACGCAGAGGTTGTCATTTGGCTCACAGATGGTTTGATAGAAAACCGGAACGAAGCCGGCGATGCATACGTTAGGATGTGTAGCGCAATAAGCAAAATAGTTCCAAACAAGAATGACTTGAAAGACAATATAAAGAGAGTTGCTAAAGCTATTAATTTCATTGTTTTTAATAAACACGAAGATGGGATAAGGAATACTGCCAGCAAAGATGAGCTCAATGACATAATAGCTATAGAGAACGTCATAGCCTCTGTTATTGATGACGGTTTTATCAAAGATTACAATTCTTTGATAAATTACCTCGGAGATAAATGGAAAAGAAAATGGGGAAACCCTGTTCTTGCATTGAAATAGTACAAAAAAACACCCGGCCAAACTATATAACTATGGCCGGGTGTCCAATAAAAAGAATCACTGAACAATTTGACTTTTCTGATTGGAATCAAGATTCGGATTTTCATCAACAGGAATCTGTAGCCTGAACGCTACTTCCTTTATCGTCTCTGCTACCACGTACTCAATTAGCTTGATAGGACAGATAAATTCGTATTCCCATTCAGACTCGCACCCTTTAGGTGTAGGATCACAAGCCATTAACTCCAGAGCCTTCTTTCTTCTTGTTGTAAAGAACTCTACGTTAATAAGCTCTATATGGAAATCCGGTATATAAATATAGTCGTTTTCTACATAATAAAAAGGACGACGTTCTTTAACATATTTAGCATACGGTCTTTTTTGTTCATTGCGATACGACTTTATTTCAGCGAACTTAAAAAATATAGTGTTATCTACGTTAGTCACCTTAGTAATAGCCGGTCTGAGGGCAGAATAAAGAAGTCCTGGAAGCCTATGCTTTGAACGCATAAGTGTATTACACAACGCAAATTCGGCATCGCAGCAAACTATTTTATCAACTTCAATCATCTCCAGACAAGTAACGTAAGTTAGGAGCCGGTGGTCGCCAAGTAACGTCCCATCATCCCACCTCTGGGCCGTATAAGATTCGGCTTTAGTTCTACCGATATTCAATATCCATCTCCGACTAACATGCGAATCTTTGTCAAGGGCATGAATACCGTTTACGACTCTTGATACAAATTCACCATTAGTGATCATGCTCCCCTCCTTTCTTTTGCTCTTGATTCTCTTGATTTAGCATTCAAGATCCTCATATAAATCTCTCTTTCACTCATGCCGGATATGGTTTTTATAGCCTCATCCAACATAACTTTCGTATATAAAGGTTTAGGGAATCCCTTTATCTTAACCGGATCAGGAACTAACTTCGCCTTCCGATATTCATAAAATCTTTTAGAAGTTACATTAAGATAAGAAACAGCCTCTTCCCCGGTATAGTACTTAGCCGGATTAGCAAGCTGCATCCATGTCTCAAGATCGTTGGCTGTAAGATGATCGCATTCCCCGCTTAAAAACATCTCCTTTATCTTATCGCATACCGCCGCACCGCTTTTACGCAGCGTCTCTGTCAGAATTTCTTTCATTTTCAAAACATCCTGTTTTAAACCTTAAAACAATAGAGGCAATGATTATCAGAAGAGTAACAGCCATAACTGACCACACTACGATATTGTGTTCAATAGGCATCTCAATATTAACCGTAACCCATTCTACACAGATATTAAAAATCATGCTATAGATCAATAACCTATGCCATATACAAAACCTGAACATTCTTGAAAAAGCCAAGAGAAATAGGTCCCATGATGGAGAATGACCTAATATCGGATACAGCCAATTAGTGATACTAAAAGGATAAAACTCATCAAAAATGCTGGCTAACAT